CCGAGCCTTTCAACAAATTCCAAAATCTTTTCATCATTCTTTTTTGCAAATGCCCTCCTATACATATCGGCTTCATACATATCTACACCGATGATACTACTTATAATATCTATAGCATCATCTTCAAATACAATGCTATCTTGTACAGTTTCTTTTGACCAGTCTTGAAACATAGCGGCTTTTTGTCTACCACTCATTGCTACAGGGCGTATCATAGCTGTAGCAAATACACAGTCCTCCATGCTTGTAGGTTGTATTGCTCTAAACAATCTACGCATAGCAGGGCTTTCTCCTTGGGTTACACCCAGTACATCCCCTCTTGCTAATAAGGCGCTTGTACGGGCGTCTGTGCGCGGATAAGACGCCAATTCTGTATGCGGATCGATCTCTAATAGTTGCGACAATCCGCGGTTTGCTAGTATGTCAACTTTTAAGTGTTCTAAGTCTTCTACTTCATATTTGTCTAATAGTATTTGGTTATCTTGTGATATAAGTGATTTAGGTAATTGCCTAGTGAACATTACGATGCCTCCACAGTGTTTTGATATTGCTCTTTTCTTTCCTAGTAACTTTCTTTCTATGCGTTTTGCTTCTTTAGAATCAACGCCAACACTTTCATATGTAAAGTTACGTGGAAGATTACCTGTGGCACCTAAGCGTTTAGCCGCTTCGCGTCTAGCTGACTTTTCTTTATAAGTGACGTAGTTACTGAGTCGTGCAGTTTTGCCTGGCCATTTGCGGAATATCCTTTCCATGACTTCCGTCTGTCGATGATGTTCAAAGTCTATATCTACATCTGGCAGGTCGTCCCTCATAGGGTTCATGAACCGTGCCACAGGTATGTTCCACTTGATAGGGTCTACATCTGTAATACCCAACAAGTAGCATACTAGGCTAGAACCTGCTGACCCACGTGTCATGTGTGTAAGGTCAGTAGTTAAGTCTATGATGTCGCAGATTTGTAGGAAGTAATCAGTGAATCGCTGATTGAGAATGAGCTCAAATTCTTCAGCTAAACGATTTTGATAGTCGGGTCCGGGTGGGACAGGCCTTTTGAATCGATCTAATAGCCTCTGTATGTTTTCTAAATCCGTTGCCATTGTTAGCCTCTTTGTGTTTTCTAAATGCCTAGTCGTTGTTTCCAACGCAAGATATTTATTTGTGTAACAATCACTTGGTTTAAATCTGGCTTGTCTTTGGTACTGGTTTAATGTGAGGGAACTTGATTGGAAACAGTGTAGCATATTTAGAATTGTCTGTATCTACGTAAATGTCACATCTACAAAAATGGTCTATTTGTGATTGGCTATGTATTAAAGCCCAATGCCAATTACGTATTTCAACTTCCTTATATAGTTCTTCACCAACTTCTCTACGGACCCAAAGTTTTTCAACACGTTGTCCTTTATGTGTCCATTTGTATTCTGTCTGACCTATAAAATATCTCAAAGCTCATACTCAAAGTTTTGACACTTATCGTACTTTGCTAAAAACTTTGCACCATTGCGAATATGAAAACGTTCAGCCATTTCTGTAAGAGGACTTAGTGTTACTAGTCTATCACAATGTTCATCTATAGCACTATCTCTTAGTGCATTAATAATTTCTCTACCTGCACCTTTTGTGTAACTCCATACTGTGTATGCAACTAATACCCTGCCATGTGGGTTAGCAAATTCAAACATATCATCTTCTGTTGTAGGCACTTGATCACATAATGCAGTACAAACAATAGCGGCAATTTCGTTATCTTTTTCTAATACTACAATATTCCTACCATTACCAAATCTTTTGTCATATGGTATATGTGGTCTAACTGGATCTTGTTGAATTAAATCTTTTTCATTTACTTTTAACGATCTTAACACTATTCACTCCCTAGATTATTTAAGAACTGTTTTAATTTTGTACTGTCTGCTTCTGCACGTACTTTGCCTATAGTATCTCCTTGACTGGGATCTGCTTCTGTGTTTTCTTCTAAAGGCATATTTGTTCCGCGTTTGATTTGATCAAACACTGTACTTGATCTTTTCTTAAATTCTTGATAGTCTTCGTCCTCCGCTAAGTCACGTATACGTAAACTATCAACATCAAATTCTAAATCAATTTTTTGTCCTACACCAGAACTACTACGTGTTTTCATCAACTGTATTTGATAGCGTCCACGTTCACGCATTGCTCTACTTGTAAAAATACCAATTAAGTTATCTGCTGTATTGATCTTTGAAATACCACCACTGATATGACTGTGATCGAATTCAATTTCTTCTACACTAGATCTGTTCAACTGTGATGCTGTAACAAACAAACAGTTTAGTTCCATAGCCAAGTTACGTAGTTCTTCACTTACATATTTGTCTTTAACAAATAAATTCTCTGCACTAATCTTTGCGGCAATAGGATGCATTAAATCTAAATAGTCTACAAGTAACACATCTACTTTTTTACCTGTTTTGATTTCATATTCTTTTAGATAGCTTCTAATATCGTTAGCGTTCTTACCAGTTGGCATATACTTAACTTGAAACGCTCCTGACTTCTTGCCAATCATTTTAACTTTCATTTCAACATCATCAATACTTTTGAAAATGTCTCTGCTAGGAATATCAGTAGTCATACTATCTATACGCATACTAACTAAGTTTTCTGAAAGTTCAAAAGTCAAATACAATACGTTAAGGCCTGCTAGTGCCCAGTTCACTCCCATGTTTGCTAAGAACAAACTCTTACCACTACCTGAACCTCCTGCAAAAATATTCAGTTCGCCTCTATTAAACCCACCAAACAGTTTCTTATCTAAACTCTTCCATCCTGTACTTACTTGTCCGTTTTTGTCTTTGATCGCTTCCAAACGTGCTTTAGGATCTGCCCAATAGTCAGTACCAAGATCTTTTTGCAAACCAATTTGCACAGCCTTCTTAACCAAATCTTCAACTGGACCGTAATCACCTTTTTCAAGCAAGTCAGCACTTTTAAGTATAGCCGCTTCAAGTGCTTTGTGTCTACTGAATGTTTCAAACTCTAACAATAACCAATCATAATGATTTTCAGCTAAGTCACCTGGATGTTTCAAGTTAGTATCTGTTGCCGCATTCACCATATCAAAGGTTGGCATAGCATTATGTTCTACAACATAATCGTTTATAAATTTTGCAACTGGTTGTAATTTTCTATCAAATACACTGTCGTCAAAAACACTTTGACATCTTACAAATGTTTCTGCATCTGTAAGCATCATTTCAAGATATACCTTTTGTATATCATAACCATAATCTGTATTTTGTCTTGTCATATAGTAATTATACTTTCTTATACCACTGATTGTCAAGTGTTATTTTTTGTTGTGACTGTGCTAAAACAGCACCTATGCTAGACCCTGGGTCTCCCGGATTCGGTGGTACCCAAATACTTTCCCAATGTCTACTAATTTTTGCAACACCCTGTCTATTTAATGCACCACCCCCTGCAAGAGCTAAGTGGTCAGCGTCTGTTTTTTGATGAGCCAAATAGCTAATACAACTAAGGGCATCTTCAAAAATTGCTTGGGTAGCCGCGGCAATATCGTTCATATCTTGTTCTGTAGTTAAATCAGGTCGCCACCATTGGCACCCCCTATGTAAATTTTCTTTTGTGTTAAAGTATCTGTAGAAGAGCCCATGACTATTTCCTAGTAGATCTCTTTTTATGCTTTGATATAATCTAGTAGGATCACCTTTTTCTCCCATACTCGAAATCATATATTCGTCACGCTGTGGTTGTAGCCCGCAACGTTGAGTCATAGCACTATAAAATAAACCAAGGCTGTGTGGATACCCTTGACTATAAATCTTTTTTAACTTGTTATTTTTGCCGTGCCATACTGTTAGGGTTTCAAACTCACCAATACTATCTAAGCAAATGATTGCACAATTATCTTGAGGTTGTGTATAATAAGCATAGGCCGCATGTGATAAATGATGTTGTACATATTCAATAGGAGCATCAATGTCCCAACGCTTTAAATATTTCTTTATATCGTTTTCTTCTTTTAACCAACCCTGTCCTGCGTATGCTTGACGTAGAGTTTTTAACATAGGACGTTCATACCAAACTATTTTTTTAGGATATCCATAGCTTTGAATAGCAACTTGTAATTGCGTCCAATTAAAATCCGGATCATTAGGTACGTCACTAAAATCTCTAGACATACTAGCCCATAATAATTTTGTTTTGTAATGATCAGTTAATCCTTGTACCTTGGTCCTAAATACCGCAAGACTGGCATCGTGACTGTTGCCAACCATTCCCCATGTTATCTTTTTTTCCACTATCGTTTCTCGTTGTTAATTTTTTTCCATGTGCTATGTAAAATATAAAACCATACGCCGTTAATACTAGGTTCAATAAGTGCAACTAGTCCTGCTTCCCATAGACTTGCTCCAGTCATGATAGTTACAACAGTCATTGCAATTATAATATGTCCGAATGTATAAATGACTGCAAGCATTACGCTGTTGCCGCCAAGTATACGTTTTAGTAATTCGAAGATACCTAGTGTAAACTCATTTTGTATCATACATTCTCCTACTTATAAATAAATGGATCTCTTTTCTTAAGTTCATCCATACGCTTTTTGAATTCTCTATTTTCTTTCCAACGTGTGTAAGGATAGAGAATCAAATCTTTGATCTTTTTTAACCAAACCATTTTTTTGCTCCTAGTCGTATTTTCAAAGGAGATTCCTCCGCTGAATTAACAATACTGTGTAATGTATATAATCTACCGTATTTAAGTACAGCTTCTCCAATGTCTGTTATATCTGAGCTCCAATTAGGCATACTAACACTCCAACCTAAATCAATAGCTTGTTCTATTAGCTTCTTTCCTGCCTTGTCTCTATCAGGTACAACAATTATTTGTTTTTGTAATCTATTTAACAGTAACACCTGTTGATCTGAAATATCAGAACCGCCTAATGCACAGCCATCAACATGTATAGCATCAATTTGTCCTTCACACAAAATAGCAAATACTTTGTTTGGTCTTTGTTCATCTAAGCCGTATACAAATCCAGGTTGTACTTCTGTCATATACTTTGGCTTTTTACCTTCAGTTATAGAACGAGCAGTATACCCAACTATGCTTCCTTCATAATAGAAAGGAATAATTAATCTATCTCTGTATGCTAATTGAGGTGACCAATAGTAATCTGTATCGTCTATACGCAAGTTCCGTTCTAACATATATTGAAAGATACGTGCAACACGTTCGTCTAGTTGTCCAGCTTCTGCCCATACATGTTTAGATAACTTTTCAGATCCTTCTGGTAAGTTTACTGTAGTAAATGTAGGTAGTAGTACTTTGTGTTCTGTTGCTTCAACTCCTTCGTTCTCACGCATAACCTCTAGTGCTAACTTTGTAATAATATCGTCTGGGGCATTGAGCCATTGCATTAGTTTTTTCATTTTATGAGAAAAAGGTCGACCCGGTTGCCAACTGGCCTTAAACCCACAATTAAAACAATGAAACGATATACCATTGTCGCTTTGGATAACACCGCCTCTACTACGTTTGTCTTGTGTGTGACCATTATGATGACAACAGGGTGCGTTGAATGAAGTCCACCCGCTAGGCGTTGTTTTCCGCTTAGGAGGTAAAAATGTCAGAACTGTTTCTACGACTACACTCATACTATCATTATAGTATAAAGTTAATCAGAAGTCAACTAGTTTCTTACCAATATCTTTGAAATTTTGCTTGCAGGGTCTGCTGTAGTTCTAAACCTTATATAACTATGCACTCCTACAAAATTTACTGGTACAGGAGCAGTTTCGTTATTTAATGTTGCTGTAGCAACAGTAGTCCACGCAGTATCATTATCAGGTTGGTTATCTAGAGTTGCTTGTACTTCTACATCACCTATAAAGCTATCAGAATAAATTGCTACTGTATGAACAGCTTCATTACCGTTGATTCCTGGTTGTGCATCTACTTGCTCGCTTACCCATACACTTGCATTAGGTTGTGTTTCTGTAAATTGTGTTACACTTTTACTTGCTTGTGCTCCTGGAAATGCTACGCTAGATATATGTATAGTGCCGTTGTTTTCAAAGTGAGGTTGTGAATACGATAATGTTTTTTGTCCGTCTGTTTCTTCTAAATATACATTATATTTTAAGAATTGGTCTTTTAAATTTAGCAAATCATTTTCAGAAATGTTTACTATTGCAACACCAGTAGCTGTACCTGCTGTTGCTGTTTTTTCTAATATAAGATTATTACTTTCATCAAATGCAACAAATTTAGCTACCTTTGTGCCTAAAGCTACAGGCTTTTGATCTGCATTTAAGAATCTAAATTCTACATTATTATCTATTCCTCTATAAACTTGTAATTGTCTACTATACACTGGTCTGTACTCCGTTACGAACTCTATGTCATTCAACACGAGTGTTGTTCTATTATTTACTAAATATCTAGGTATTAACTGCATACAATATTTATCGAGAATTATGTTATTAAAAGATATAGAAAAGAACTTTCCATTTATTAGTGTCGTACAATACGGCGGAAACGAATATGTTGGAATTATAATAAATCAAGATCAGTATGTAACATCTATGTATGTATACACTGATTTACGTTCTAGCAGAGAACGAGAAGAGTTTTTAGACCTTGGAGGAGTATGGTGGTGGGAGTCAAATAGACTAATACCAATTAATATATTTCTACGTAAGGATATGGAAAAATTTAAATATGCTATTCAAACAATGAATAGCAAAGATGTGAAAGTAACAATAGGACCAATTGTAAACTTATTGAATATGACTGTCAAAAGAATAAAAAGAAAAAATGTTCAATTAGTTAAAAAGCCTAAATAGCTTGTTCACAAATTAAATTCATATGCACAACACAAGCCATTGCATATGATACAGCATGTGCCTTCTTAAAAAAGTATTCACCGTTGTTTGGTTTTATCCAAACTTCTTTTTCTATCGTTTGCCAATCCTTGTTCGCAAGATGTCTTTTTGCCGGACGAATGATTGCTAGTGTTGCGGCTAGTTGTGGTATCGAGATAGGCTTCAATTGTTTTAAGAGACTGTCGTGTCCGCTTAGATGAAATACCTGATCTACGAATTCTTTGTGCTCCAATAGTTCCCATAGTGGTTCCTTTTTCATTAGGTTTGCCAAATGTGTCTCATCTTTCACATCTTTGTATATAGACACATTAAGAAAATCTAATTTGAAGTATCCTCGTTCTTCTGCTGTTTCATAATCTATAGTAGATAACATATCGACAGGATTGTGTGGAATTTCAGTTGCATAAATTCCTGTATTATGTTTTTTGCCTGTGTCAAGTTTTGCCACACGATGTTTTAGTTTATCTAAAATAATACTACGATCTGCAAAGTCAATATCGATATCAGGCATTTATATTTGGAACCTCAATAATAATATAATGTTTATTTTCTTCATATTCAAATTTTGCAAGCTCACTTATTATTGTACCCGTAGTTGCTTGCATGTAGTACGGATTATTACGATCTAAAGTTTTTAACATTATAGCAACTTGTTCTGTTTTTGTCAACAGTTTTTTAAATTTTTCTACGCAACTATTGTCCCAACTATCTATTAATAATACTTCTGTTGGATTAGCCCAATTGAACTTTTTCATATTTCTTAGCTTTCTTTTCAGCCATATTCCATTTCAGTTTACTTACTCTGTCTTTAAACGTTATACCTTGTAGATGATCATATTCATGTAAAAAACATTTTGCACTATAGCCGCCTATCTTTGCTTGTTTTAATTTTAAGTTTTCATCATAAAATTGTACAAGTATTTCTTTTGGCCTAGTAACCTTTACAAATATATTAGGAAAACTTAAACACCCTTCAACATCAGTTACAGTATCTTTTGTATGTTGCAGGACTACAGGATTAATATGTATAGTAGCATTTTCTGCCGTGTCACCCATAACAAAAACTTGTCCATCAAACTCTACTTGATTAGCCGCAAGTCCGATGCCGTTATTGTCTAGCATAATTTGCACCATATTATCTTTTAATTCTTTGGGGTCTACTTCAGGATTTTCTAAATTAAAATCTTTTACTTTTTTATTTAAAAAATCATTTGGGTAATATATTAAGTTCATATTTGTCCTTGTCTTATTTTGGTTGCACTTATGTTATGTATTTCTTTGCCTAAGTCATGCTGTGTAAATGTATACCCTACATCTCGTCCGTAGCTAATATCAACAATGTTAGGCGCCTTCATTACAATATACTCTATACCGTTTTGGTAATCTTCTGCTTCTAATGCTCTGTCAATATTGCCACGCACTATACGCAGATTAAATGGATTATCTTTATCTTGTGGCATGTCACGTACCATTATACATACTTGACCAATTTCAGCAAGTGCTTTTTTAAACAGAGCAGTATGTCCATCATGCCATGGTTGCCAACGTCCTAGCATTTGTGCTGTAGGCTTTTTCCAATCAAACATTGTTTCTTTCCATCCAAGTTGAAACAACTTCCATAAGTTGTGCATGAGTATCGTTAAACCATTTTGCAACATGGTAATTGCAATGTGCAGGCGGCACAAACATAGTGTTTGTATCAGGGTATGTGCTTTCTTTAATTGTGTCCATCCATACAGTAAAATCAGCATTGAATTCCATACGTACTTGGTCTGTAGGAGCAACAAAGTCTGCAACAGCAATCTGTCCTGCACGTACAACACCGTCAGCTAATAGACGCATACGATACGCTTGTCGCATACGTCCTTCAGGTGTAAAATCCCAGTCGTTATATTTCTTACGTATCTCGTCTGCATTTAAATGCACACCTCCAACTAATTTAGTAAAAGGTTTAGCAAGTGTAGTTTTACCACTACCTGGCAAACCAAAAATTAATACTTTCATAATTTACTTTCCTTTGCAACATCTTTTACAAGTTGTACATCATCGGGTTGCCTTTTAAAACGCATCGCCCAATGTTCAGGATCCATTACATCATAGATCAAACTTAATTGTTCTGTATTCAATTTATTTAACATCTCTTTTCCGCTAGTGCAATTTAAAACTAGCCAAGGACTTATTTTGCCATCTTTAATATTCCAAACGGCTCTATTAAGACTAATGTGTTGAAAGTAATGATTCCACGGAGCAGGTTCATTTTCACTTGCCCATTCCATCATTGTTTTAACACTTCTTTCTAGTGCAGTTGTTACATCTTCTTTTCTAATAAGTTCAACTGCATATTTTTGATACATTTCTTCTCTGCACCAATGATCTAATTTAACATTACTTGTAACAACATAATCAATATATTTTTCAGGATACAAAGGCCTTACATTGCTAATAAAACTGCCAAACTTTACAAATGCATTATAAAAACTACTTTTTCTAAAATCAGTATAAGTTTTATCCTGCTTTGCACCTGCACTTAATCTATAAAATTGATTAAATGCATAAAAGCCTAGCTGTACATGCTTTTCTTTTTCTTGCAATGCTCTACGTTTTTGCTCACACATATGAGCAAGTAAAGTCTTTTCCTTCATATAAGCACTACCACAGTAATTACATTTAAAAGGTTTATCTGCCATAGTCGTTGGTCTCAATGTAATTTTGTTGTGCCATTTTGTGATGGATAAGTTTCCAGTCGTCTGTTTCATCTAAAATCTTTTCTACTTTATCTACATATTCGATCATTCTGTCTGTTACAGAAAAATTGGTTTGTTTTAAATATTCTAAATGATGCTTTGGTGTCCAATGAGAATCTTGTTGTTTCTGTACTACAAATTTTTTACTAGGTAATGTATTAAAAAATTTTCTAAATGGAATATCAAAATTATTCATTGTATTTAATTGTGGTAAGCTCTGATTATCTACACATTCGATTTCAAAGTCTGGAGCAATCATTTTGTAGCTGTATACATTCATATCTAAGTATTGCATTACTAATTTTATATACATTTGCGTATGCCATTCGTAGCTATCTTCATCAAAGCAATATTTGTTTATTGTATCTTGTACAGCATCATTATTATTTGCTAGGTTTCCTCCTTGATACCAACCTGCACTACCTCTATGAAAATCAAAACGTGTAGGATATGTCCATTGTACAATTAGTTCATCTTCGTCAGACATTTTATCTGCTATCTCTATAGCACGATGCATAATTGCATAGTTGCCAAATCCACTTTGCCCCCAATTTTCATATTCATCAAATTCTTGGGCAAGTATATCTGCATACGTAGGCCAACAGTATCTAGTGTGACTACAACCTACTACATAAAGTTTACTCACAGCTTAACCTCAATATTATATTCTTTGGCTATCTCTTTTAATTCTTTTTTAGTATGCATTGATGCTAAAATTTCAACTTCTCTTTGTTTCATGTTAGGATAAATTTGTTGTAATAATTTTACTCCTTGAGCATTTGTTTGTGCATCTTTTTTCTTGAACCCAATCCATTGGTGAAATTGTATTTTTCCTGTGTTTCCTGATTGGCATAATAATTGCCATTGAAGTTTAGGATGTTTCGAAACAACCATATAATTTTTGTTATAATATTCATTTGTTTTAAAAACTGCAAGTTCTTGATCCTCTCTATTACCTTTTACACTAGATACATATCTGTTTAACAGCCAAAAACTAACTTGTTTCTTTTCATCGTCAGATAGTTCGTCCCATACGTTTTTTGCGCCCATATCAACAGCCGCAAGTATATCCTTTATTGGGAGTTTTTGCTGTGCCATTTATCAACATCCTTTGGTTCGTTTATTTCTACACCATTAAAGTATACACTCGAACAGCCTATTTGCCAACCATTTTTTAACCATCGTAGCTGTTCTAATTTTTCAACTTGTTCTTCTTGTTCTACTTCATACGTATCATAAAATTCTAACGGATTACGTTTATACCCGTAAACGCCTAGATGCCATTCACCGTAGCCTGTCATACCTCTGCCAAACCAAAGAGCTTGATCTCCTGCACGTACCATCTTAACACTGTTAGGATCATTTTGCATTTCCTTTGGCATTTCAGTGTACACAGTGCTTATAGGATAGTGCTTGAGCCATTCAATACAACGGCTTATTATTTGTTCTGTTACATCTGGCATATCACCTTGAACATTTACAAATTGATCGTACTCTTTAAGCACATCCCATTTGTTTACTGCACCTGTACATCTTTCAGTACCGTTGTCGTATTCTTCATTATCTAAATAGCAATTTGGTCCAATTACATTATAAATGCGTTGGTCATCTGTAAGAACGTAAGTATCAATACCAGTTGACTTACATGTGTTGTATACACGCTTTATCATTGGTACGCCACCTAGCTCAACTAATGGCTTACCTTCAAATCGTGTGCTTCCGTATCTAGCCGGAATAAGAATAGCGGTTGATGTCATCGATTACCCTTTCAAAGTCTTGTAGTTTTAACATGTTAGGACCGTCACTTGGTGCATTGTCCGGATCGGCATGTACTTCTAAGAAGAAGTTTTTTATACCAAGTGCAGATGCAGAGCGAGCCATCCCAGGAACATACCCACGGTTACCGCCGCTACTATCGCCCATTCCTCCCGGTTTTTGAACCGAATGGGTAACATCAAAAACAACAGGAACATTATAGGTATCAAGCAGATACTGCAAGCCAGTGAAATCAACGACCAAAGTATTATATCCAAAACTTGTTCCTCTCTCTGTTATCCAAATTTCTTTTGCACCTTCTGTTTTACTTAGTATACCTTTGACATCCCACGGTGCAAGGAACTGTCCTTTTTTAATATTGACTATTTTATTTGTTTTACATGCGGCTTGTATTAAATCTGTTTGTCTGCACAAGAATGCAGGAATTTGTAAAACATCTACACATTCTTCGTAATATGCCGCAATTTTTAAAATTTCATTTTGGTTGTGTACATCAGTTAAAGTTTGTACACCCAGCTCGTCTTTTAATATAGCAAAATCTATCATAGTATTTTTTAAACCAACACCACGTTTGCCCTTTACATTTGTTCTGTTTGCTTTATCAAAACTAGCTTTGAATACATATTCTATATTGTGTTTATCGCATACACGTTTACACTCTTTAGCAATTTCATAACTTTGTGCCAGTGTTTCGTGTTGACATGGTCCTGCAATTATTCTCATTCTCCGTCCTTTACAATATAATATATGTCTAACAACTTTTGCATTTGTTTTTTCAAAGTTACATGCTTGTCTGCTAATAACATCATATCTTGCCAGTCACTGTAGCTAAACAAACAACCTTGTTCTTTTTGAACTGCGTCTGCGTCTCCGCCTATTATCCAACGTTCTATTTCAGGTTTGTCGCGATAACGAGCGTACACAACACCGTTGGCACGCTCGTATATCAAGGGTTCATTGGGCAATAACTTACCCATAAACTATGCTTTCTTTTTCCTACCACGTTTAGGTTTAACTTCATCTTTTAAGACTAAAGCATCAACACCAAACTTATTTTTTAATGTGGCAAGTAACACACCGTATGCTGGAAGGAATACAATTAAACCTACAACAATTTTAGTTAATGTGTTATTAAATGCTACACCGTGTACCCAAGGTGCTGGGTAAAACGCTGTGTAAAAGAATGCGTAAGTATCGATGATATTTGCGGCAATAGTTGAAATTGCTGGTGCCGCCCACCATGCTTCCGTATACTTTTCTCTAATGTGTTGAAATACATATACATCAAGCATTGTACCAATTGCATAAGCAACACCTGAAGCAATACCTACTCTGTAAGCATGTTCATCGCCTAGTGCTAGTAGTACAAGTACTGAAGCAATAATCGCAGGAATAATAGCCATAGCTACTACAGCACGACCTGCTTCCTTACCAACTAAACGTACAGTTAAGTCAGTTGCAACTACAACAATCGGAAATGTAAATGCGGCCGCCGCAAGTGGAAACTCACCAAACAATGGTAAGTCTGCGCCAGGAAACACATTAAATCTAATTGTTACTAAGTAATTTGACACAGCAATTACAAGCGTATGTAAAATTACTAAATTGCGAACAAGTGTCTTATCAACACCGTCTAAAAGTTTTTGGAACATATTTTATTCTCCCTTTGGTTTTATTTAGGTGCAAACTGTTGCTGGAGTTTAATGTTATCCATAAACTCTTTCTTTGTTCCTGCATCGTCTGCGAATGCACCTTTTAACACAGTAGTCTGCGTTAAACTTGAGTGTGCGCCTATTCCACGGTTTTCACAACAACCGTGTGTTGCTTGGATATATACACCTACATTTTCCGAACCTGTAGCTTGCATGATTTCTCGTGCAATGTCCATAGCAAGTTCTTCTTGTAGTGTACCACGTCTTGCACACCATTGTGCTAAACGTGTATACTTGCTTAATCCAATTAAAGTATCTGCCGCAATAATACCTATATAAGCTACACCGCTAACTGGTTGATGATGATGCGAACACATTGATTTGAGTTCGCTTCTTACAACTAACATTCCTTTATAAGGATCGTTTGTAACATTTGGAAATGCAGTAGCATTAGGACGTACATCATATCTACCACTCATAATTTCATTAAAATACATTTTTGCTAGACGTCTTGCAGTGTCTTGTGAATTAGGATCATTCTTACGATCTATAACTAAACAGTCTAGTACATTTTCAAATGCTTTAGTTGCTTCTTCAATTAGTTCTTCTTTATCGCCTTTTTGCATAACATAAGAGATATTGTCTCCTGCCCAATAGCGAATACCTTCTTCTTCAAGGCGTGTTCTTAGTTGTAAACTTTTGCTCATATTTGTTTCTCCGAGTTATCGACGTGGATGTCGTTCATTATAATATACAACATATTTAGGTTAATGTCAAGAAGTTTTTGTTCCAACTGTACGCCTAACTATGTCATTATGGTTAAATTCAGCCCAATAAAGCTCAAATGCAACACCATTTTCTAGTCCTTCGAACTGATGCACTAAGCCTGGTTTAACTTGTGTAAAGTCACCTGCTTCAAGAATAGTTTCGTCTACTAAACCATCTTGATCTGCTGTTTGCCAAACACGTACAAGCATCTTACCTGACTCTACAAAAAAGCCATTCCATTTATACTTGTGTTCATGTTCACTACATTTGAATCCTTTTTTGAATTCAATACGATGGAACTCTAGTACTCCATTTGCATGGATAAGTTCTGTCTGTCCCCATATCTTGCCTGCTTTCATTTTAGTCTCCTATATTAGCTGACTGTATTCTATAATTTCACTTTGACGCGAAATGTCTTTTACAAAAAATGCACATTTAGGATTTGGTCCATCTGTGATAGGTACACTAAGTAACTGTCCGTTTTTCATTTTTGGAAAATACCATTTAACATCATTATAGAAATGTGTAATTTTTATTTCACCAAAGTCCGGAGCATAGCTAGTTAATGGATTGAATAAAAATGCTTGAAAGCCCCTATCATTTAAACTTGTTAAAGGTAATACTTCCAAATCATTATATGCTTCTCTATCTCCAACTGCTACACACCAATCTAAAGGCATTGTTATTTCATGTCCCTTTATATCTAAAACCATTGCTGGTGCACTGAACGATTCTAAAAAAATTAACGGTACATAAAAGAAATCTGGATTTTTTGGATCTGAATTATCTAATACACTAAATCTTATATCTTCTTCTAACTGCTCTGGTAAATTTTTTAGATCATAACATGTATTCTCTAAAGTTAATATTCTCATACTAGTTCCATTCTACTTTTTCTATTGTGAATGGGTACTGCGCCTCTTTGTAAAACTTTTTACGTTGAGTAAGGTGCCGCTTCGCAAACTTACAAGTGCTTGTAAGATCCCATATTTGAACGAAGTCTTTGTCCTTTGCCTTTCTGACGCCTCTGCCTATTGACTGGATTACTCTTACAAAAGATTTACCAGGTTCAATGAGGACAAGATTAAAAATGCGAGGAATATTAATGCCAACAGCGGCGACACCATACGTAGCAATGACCACGTGATTTGTTCCTTCGTTAATTTCGTCATACGCTTCCTTTCTATCTTTTAATTTAACATCGCCTTTTACAAATGTACTGCCTGGGATAAGTTCTTGAAGTTTTTCGCCTGCTGATATTCTATCTACAAGTATTAGTGTATTGCCTGATTGTTTTACTTTGTTTAATAATGATGCTATGTATTTTATTCTATCTTCATTTGTTACAAGATATTTTAATTCTGATTGGTAGTCTCTGTGTGCTACTGTATCTAATAGCTGTACTACATTTACATGACATTGTGATAGCACACCTTTGTCTTGTAGTTCTTTTGCACTCACTTGTCCTATAACAGGCCCAATGCTTGCATGTATACTTTCAAATTCAAAACGTTCTTTAGGTATAGTACCAGTTAGTCCCCAACGTATTGGAGCATTTTTCAGATTCCGTGTAAGTAATGTTTTTAAAACTTCTGCTTTTGCTTGATGCACTTCGTCGATAATTACTGTGCTTACACCATCTAGAAACTCGGCAAGACCTAATACTGCACTGCCATCTTTAAACTTTTTATCTAAAATATTTAAACTTTGCCATGTACAAATAGTATGAGTCTTGCCTAGTTCTTTTCTGTCGCCAAAATATACGCCCACATCAAGTCCACAGTTTATATAATCTTCCTCAGTTTGTGTTACTAAACTTTTATTAGGAACAATTACTAGACTACGTCCATATGGTTCTGTGATCTTACTCAGTGTAGCTGTTATAATAGTCTTGCCCGCGCCTGTAGCCACTTCTTGTAATGATTGTGGATTTTCCAAGAAGTTGTTTATTACCTCAACTTGATAATCCCGCAAACGTATTGGTTCGCCTTCGGCAGGGTGACCTTTTGGCCAGGTTTTTGTACCCCAGAAATCTTCACTAATAATTTGAAAATCTAATTTGATTGTATGTCGTCTGTCTTCAATATCTACTATTTGTACATTATTTTTTGCCAGTACATCAGTAATAACATTAAGATGATTAACGTAGCCGGTGCCGCCAATACCAAAGAAAGCAACCTTACCGTCCCATCTTCCCAACTTATATTGTGGCATGTATCTAGCGTATGGCACTTCAAACTTAAGAGCGTTAGAGAGCTTCCTGCGTACATCTACTTCAAGTCCTTCTATCTTTATGTTCACTTCGTCTTCGATAATTAATTTACAACTTGCCATTACATCTCTTCTATCATCAAATGTCTGCGCGATCTACTGTGACGGAAAGTTCCGTACTGTGAAGGCACAGTGTCGTAATGTATTTCTAAATCAGATTCGTTAGTAATAGAATCAATCTTATGACTGTTATACTGACTTTGTAAATACAAACACGACTTAAACCGCCAATCGCTTGACATCAACGGCTTTGGATATTTTTTATTACTACTAATATACACTATTTCTGTATCTTTTGCAACCGAATTATTTAAACCATTCTTTTTAATATAATCATTAAAATTTTTGTTATCTTTATTATCAAGCCTAAACATAACACTAATTTTATTTCTGTCTACAAAATTTCTGGTAATGTTATTGCAAGTAACTAATTCATCATATGCATCATTACCTAACACTATTAGTATAGGGAACCTATTTAATTCTTTTATACTATAAAAAACATTATCAAGTGTCCATTTGTTTTTGCTTACAAAAACATTTGGATTTTTTCTTTTGATTATGTTTTGTGATAGAGGTGTAAACTGTTTGATACTATCTAATACGTTAGGATCGAAATAATCTAAACCATATAGAATTGATCTATCTCTAAACAACGCAAGATTGTCTTGTGTAAGTTCACCTACGTGATCTGTAATAGATTCTATTAATTTATCTGATACATTTTTAAACTGTAGGTTGTATATTCCAGGCACATATAAACTAGGATTATTTTTTATTTCATCAATTTTATTAAAACTATCTACAAGCTCTTCATCAACTTCATATTCTTTATTTCTAAATTTCTCTACTACTGAATAAATTGTGCCTTCATTAATTTTAAAAAAATGTTCATGCGTACCTTTAGTATGTGAATATTCTTTCCTGTGTTTGAAAGCAATTTGTTCAATGTCTATGATAGTCTTTTTATTGAAGGGAAATCTAATTTTGATCTTATCATCTTCGATTACAACATATTTACTACGATCAATTTCTCGCAGAGGTTGTCGTAAAACTTTAATTAGTGAAGGTAAATCATCGACACCCTGATCAATAAATTGCTGTTGATAATATAATAATTTCTTCTGACAAACGTCTAGTTGCCTATCAGTAAGAGCTTTACCTCTAAACACTTGTTTTGCAATACTATATAAGATTGTTTGATCAACAGACTCGATTTCGATCTTATAAGGTAAAGTAAATCCTGCTAATGCCTCAAGGCAATCTTCTATATTTTTTAATTCCATGTTTGTAGTATAACTTAATTTAACTTAGATGTCAAGAGGTTAAGTGGTAAACCTTGAGAAATTTCTTCAACAGTAAATTCTGTCCATGCATAGTCATTTAACCATTGTTGTCTATCAGGTGTCAAAGGATTTTCTATATCGTGTAAGAAATCAATATCATTTGCGGCATCATATGCTAAACTATGCGGACTTACAAATGCAGGCACACCTTCAAGTATACTGTGTATACCTGGATTACTACTCCAACTTATTGTTGCCCAAGCATTATTAAATCCCATATCAAAATCATCATATGTACCATTAATATGCTTAGGTTCTTGCCGAGAAACATTCTTGTATTGGTGTTCTATAGCTTCTAATCTACACCTTGGATGTGGACGGAATACAATAGGACGATCAGTATGCTGTTGTATTTTATCTATGGTTTGCATCACCCAAGTACTCATTCTTGGCATGTCTTGCCATTGCAAACTTCTTTCATGTTGTCCGCAAATTAGTATATGATTTCCTTGTTCTCGCCATGGCTTTAAAAGTAACCCAAGATTATCAGCGCGATCAGAGTTATTATTAACGGGACCAAAATAAGCATCACGATTAATTCCATTAAGAGCTACCTTCCAAGTTGATCCACGTCTAATACCTCCGACTTCGAGAACAATACAGGCTCTATTTTCTTTTTGACACCTTTCCCAGATAGTACGGTTTGGACCCATACGACCGTTAAAAAGTACACTCCAAATAACATCAATACCATCATTACTATTAGTGACAACATCATGACCGAGAGCCAAAGCACCATTACGAAAGGCGTCAAAAACAGGTTTAGAATTTTGTGCGCCATACTGAGTCCATAAGTTAAATTTCATTCCAATATGCTTCTGATCTTTCTGTCATTAAATCTTTTTTCTTACTATGACCTGTATACTTACGATCACCTTTCATATGATCAATATATCTACCTAGTTCAGTGTTAATGAGTGGATGACCTCCACCGCCTGTCTTTGCAGTTTTTACATATATTGATGCGCTATAATCTAATGCCCTTGGATTATAATTTTTATGTTTCATTAAGATATGACCAAATACATAACTATCATGCCATTCTTCTAATGTAAATATTCCAGTCTCTGCATTATTATAATAATCTTTAAATTCTTTTATGAAGTTTACACACTGTTTGTCGTTTTTATTCAAACCATAAAATCCACATTCGGGCCAAGTTTGAGATCCTGCTCCTCTGCCTACATAAGTGATCCAACTTTCTTTTGGTAGTAATTTTGCAAAGTTTTCATGACTCCAAGCACTATGAACGTATGTATCTCCGTCAACCCATACTATCCAATCAGCTGGTTCGTTTTCGTAAGCGTCAAATACTGCATAAACTTTATGTGAAAATCTAATAGCGTCCCATTTAAATTCTTTATGCCAATCTCTTGGACGTCTGCGTTTTATTTCAGGCGGAGGTGTACCAGTCGCTTTTGGTTCATTTTTCCAGCGTTCAATAAATGCTTTCTTTTCTGGTAAAGCATCTGCATTTAAAATTTGTATATTTGCTCCTTCAGGGATTGTAGGGACACAATCCTCTGCATAGACTAGCAGTTTAATTTTTGGATCTACATTTTTTGCCCAACTGTCTATTAATCTCTGGCCGTATGTAAAAAGTCCTTCGTTATTAAATGTTGTTAAAGCTACAATATTCATGTTATTCCTTTACTGCCCATTTACGCATGTGACGCCATGCTTCGCCTGCGGCTACTTCGTCAAGAGTCCAGTGGCATTGTGCAAGTTTATGTAGCCAACCTTCTCTTTCAAATTCTTTTGGTTCGTTAATATATTTCATATCACTATGTACAACATCTTTAGCCTGGCTTCTTTCTACATCTGTTTGGAATGTAGGTATGCCTTCGATAACACTTGCAACGGCAGGACTACTATTATGGTTTACTACTGCACAAGCGGTTGCAAAATCAGTGAAGATATTTTCACTATTGCTTATTCTTAAATTTCCAATTTTATATCTTGCAAGATGTCTTATATGATTTCTTACATTTTTATCTCCAGGATGAAATCTAACTACAATTTGTTTGTCAGTATAATGTCTTACTTGAGTAACTGTTTGTACAATCCAACTTACAACAGGCTCTGAATCCATACTCCAACCACCGTCTCTTTGGCAACATAAAAGTATTGTACCACCGTCGGGTTTTCGCCAAGGTTTAACTTTTATGTTCAAATCTTTACTAAGTTTTTCCCACCTGTAAGGGTTAGGATTATCATAACAATATTCACCAGTAGTTGGAAATACTCCATCAAAGCTATACCGTAAATATGTTTTTGTATTACCTGGATCAAAACTTAAAAACAAATTACTATCTACAATTACACATCTTTTATTTCTAAGGATTTGATTTTCGTATACTTGTTTTCTTAACCGTAAGTGTCTTGTGTTTTTACTGTTTGCATGAACAAATCCTTGTATTACTGCTACATCAGTATTCATAGGATGCCAGCCCGTTACTACTGCACCTCTGTCTCCACATGCATTTACACCTTTAATAAAATCATTTATAATTCTAGGTTTTTCAGGATTGGTATTTCCTGGAGGAATACCCATTAAGTATGAAGCAACAGTTAATCCATTCATCGTATGTCGTGCTCCTGTATAATTCTGTATGCTTCTCCATTTACAAGTTCATCAGTTGTAAACTGACAGTAACATAACCAGTGTAACCAATTTTGCACAAGTTGCGGGTCGCTATACTTGGGTGTTTCTAATTTACTAAGGTCTTTTTCACATAGCATATCAGCCGCACCTGGAGCAGTTGTAAATGCTGGTACACCATACATAATAGCTTCAGTTGCCGCAATACTGTTGTATGTTACTACAGCAAAAATTTTATCTTCATCAAACTGATTAAAGATGCTTCCGTCACCTATTCTTTGATGACGTAGTCCTTTATCTCTAACAATTATTTCTTTGTCAGTATATTTTTTTATTAGTTCTGTTGTTTCTTTTACCCAGTCATCTCTGTTAATTCCATAAAATTTACAAGGCTTTTCGGAAGGTGTTACTAGTAAAATATTCCTTCCTTGATTTTTTGATTTAGTCCAGCCTCTAAATGCGTAGCTAAAATCTCTAGCTCTACCAGATAGTTCTCTCCATCTATCATTTGGCAAGTTTTTAAAGTTACTGTGTTGCATACCATTTTTTACTACTCTATGAAATACTTTTCTTTTTTGTCTATTACCTAAATATCCAGTATCAATATAAAAATAATCTCGGCCTGTTCTTTCACATTCAGCAACAATTTTTCTACCAGTCATACCTCTAAAACTTACTGGTAAATTGGTATCATATTCTTTCAGTTGTTTCCAATCGTGTATGTAAGTTGCACCAATGCCCTTGGTCCAACATTTTAATATTTGATCATTTTCATCTATTGCTAGATGATGTTTTACAGATCCATCATGCATTTTAATTCCTGTTTCCATAATTCATTGTATTCACAGTTTCGGTAGTTTTCAAACCAAGGACCACCTTCTGTATAATGTATTAGTTTTGGTGTCTCTACATCGTCATAAACACCAACAAGATAATTCCAAGTATGATCCAATTCTCCAATTTCTTCATCTTTTAACCAACTAAATCTATGCAAGTAGGCACCATTAATTTCTTTATCATTAACAAGATCCATAGTAAGTTTTGCATTACTAGGATGACCACAGTTAAACAACATCACACTTGACCAATTTTTACGTGGATAGATAGTTTGTTTTTGTCCATCCATTTTTGTACCTTCTTTAACTTTGTAGTCATGATGTACACACATTACAGCATACTTGTCATCTGCTTGATCAAACAGTTCTTTTATATCTGTTGTTAAGATCATATCACAATCCATAAACACAGCCCAACCTTCAAAATTTACAAGTTCAGGTATAAGAAACCGTGTAAACGTAAATTCAGTTGATGCTAGTTTATCTATTGGACGAGTATACCAACCTGCATCTCTTAATTCTTGTTGTTTTAACGGACGCACATCTGCATCGGGACTTCTTGTTTCGATACTGTGCTTGCACACTTGATATGCAATATCTTCTCTAGTATCATAGCCTACAAATATTTTCATTTTCTTTCTATATCCTCCTCAACACAATTTTTTCCATATTGTATTTCAACTAATTTCAATGGTTCGTTATGTTCATTAACAAGTTGATGCCATGTGTTTACAGGTATGTGTAAACTTCTGTGTTGTTCATAAACTCCAAGTAAATCAACGTCGGAACTACTGTCTAGAGTATATACTGTTGCAGTTCCTTCAGCTACAAACCAATGTTCGCTACGTTCTGCATGTCTTTGCATTGATAGTCTTTTACCCGGAGGTACTGTTAATTCTTTTACTTTAGTATGTCTGTCATATTCATGTATCACTCTATAATACCCCCAACTACGTTCTGTTTTAGGCGCTTTCCATTCATCTAATATCCAACTACTAGAATTTATTTTATTTTCTCCACCTACACCAAACGCAAATTCAACTTTAGGCAATTCTCCGTATGTTTCATATTCTGGTGTAGTGGTGTTTGTTCTATCTCCACCGTTAGCAAAAACAATTTTAACATCTCCATGAGTTGCCATTGTTTTATAGATTGCACCACATGCACTGCCGTCACTGTCATCAAAACTTATGACTCTGTCAACAATACTTAGTTGTTCAATAACATTTGCTCTGTCCTTAAAAGACATAAAAGGACGTCCTTTTTTATTTGTAAGCCAATCGTCTGAATTTAAACCTACATGTAATTCATCACCTAAAGATTTAGCCGCCTTAAAATATTCAATATGGCCTGAATGTAAAGGATCAAATCCTCCTGTTACTAATACAATAGTTTTCATGTTTGTCCTTCAAAATATTTTTTATGAATCAATTCAGCAAAGTTTTTATGGTGAGTAACACTAGGGTGCATGTCGTTTTCTGCTGGAGGAATACTAGGATCTAATATCGTAAAACTGCTTTGGTAATCTATATCTAAATTATACCATTCATCTGGACTTGGAATATTATAAGGTTCTTTTAATGTATTACTCAGTTCATCTCTTGCAAATTCAAGTTGACGTAATACAGACTCAGTCTCTACACTTAAATGTATTACCCTTGCACCAGTTGCTTTTAAAAATCCGTCAACCATTTGCTGTAATACTAAACTATTATAGTATCTATTATATACACCCATTGGATCCAAATACGTTTCTTTTGTAGATTTTTCGATGTATTCTTGTATTTCTTTATCATCGTCACTTGTATTTTCATCTGATCCTGACAAACCAAAAAATCTATTAAAACCTAATATTACTGTTTTCCATCCCCAATTTGAATCTGCTATGTTACAAAAAGGAACCGATGTTCTAGCAGGCCATTGTAATGATAGTCTAGACATATATGTCCACATTACTATTACTGTGTCGTCCGGTTGTATATCTTTTGCACCTACTGCACACTGTCTCGCTATCTGCTGAAAACACGCTCCTCTACGTGCATGATTAATTACCGGAACATTTAGCTTATCAGCTAATATTTTTGGCCATGCATGTTCACTAGGTTTTAAAATATGAATGTCTTCCCAATTAATTTTAATGTTTTTAGCGTTTATTTCTTCTTTAGTGTATGGCTCGCCATTCTCGTTAAGAACAGGATTTACAACATCAGGAAGTGCATATCCTTGTGTAATTGAACAGCCAAATGTGTGTAAGGTCTTCATGTAGGTATTTATATACGCACTTTTACAATAAATAATATTATGGTTGAGATTAAACATTTATATACAGGAAGTAAACACACAATAGTAAGTTTCTCTAGTATTGGAAACACTATACAAGGTGTTAATAGAGAATTCTATAATTTAAAAAATAATGGTTATAATGTAATATGGGTGTTAGATCATAATAAAAGTTATTTCAGTGCAATAGATATAAATGAAATAACCAAACATATTAAAACTTATAACGTCTACGCTATAGGTAATAGCATGGGAGGATTCAATGCAATTATGTTTAGTAATTTTTATCCCACACAAAAAGTCCTTGCATTTAGTCCTCAATTTAGTATGGACAAAACAATAGTTCCTTGGGAAGATAGATGGCGTAAACAAATAACTTGGAAAAAATTTAAATATCCAAAAGCTACGTTTGTAAACTGGACCAACTATTGTTTAATTACAGGACACAAAGCCAAAGATCAAAAACATATGAGTATGATGCCTGATACTCCTAATATTAATAAACAGACTGTATTTGGTGGACATGTAATTGCAGAAAAATTTAAAAAGTCGGGAAATTTGTATACATTAATTAATGATTATTTTAAAGAAGATGTAAAAATTACTGAACTGTATTTACAAAGCCTTCTTTAAGTGCTCCCATGGCAATCCGGCTACACATTCATCTTCACGCCATTGACAATATGCTAGATTGTTGAGCCATTGTTGTCTTTCAAACATCATAGGCTGTTCAATAAGTTTTAATGTTTTATTTGAAACGTCCCAAGCCATTGAACTAGGACACATGCTGAATGTTGGTATTCCCTCCATAACACTTTCTGTAAGTCCGTTACTGTTAAAGCCTACAACACACCAAGCATTATCAAAGTCTTTTTGTAATCCTGTACCACCTTCTAAAATTCCTGCACCTTCCATATTATCACTTATAGTAACATCAAAGTTCTTCAGTATTGCTAACTGTCTATCTTGACGTAATGGATGCATACGTACTCTAATAGGTCTATCAGTATTTTGCTTTATCTCTTGTAGTGTATGCGTTACAAATCCTTCGTAACTTTTGTGCTTCTTTATTAAATTTACTAAGCTACTATCTCCAGGACGTTGTAGCATAACAAGGACATAATCACCTTTTGTGCGCCAATCTTTAACTGTAAGATTTTGATCTTTTTTAACCTGCTCCCATCTATCTGATGGACTATTTTCATTACAGTAATCGCCTTCGTCTCTAAAATAACTTGTCCAACTGTATCTGTGATATGCCATTGGATTAGGTGGTTGTGGCATATTTTTTCTAAACACTGCACTTTCAGTTACAATAAAAGGCTTACCAGATTCTTTTACATATTTGTAAATGTGTCCTATTTTCTTTTCTTTTTTTGATCCGGACTGATTACTTTGCACGAGTACATCTGCATTCTCTATTGTACCTTTGTCACTAAATGGTACAGTTATCCAATCCTTAGGCAAAGGATGATAACTCCACATTAGTTCTTTAATAGCTACTATTTTCAAAAAATAATCCTCTATTTCGAACAAACGCTTTCTTACGTTTGTGTGCGTTCATTGTGCTCACTTGTCTAATTACATCTGTATATGCTCTTATATGAAAGAATCCATATTCTTTAAATTTATCAATCCAATATTGTTCTTCTTGCAAGTTTACATGATGATGACCTTTCCAGCCTGGAGGTGCGTATGTCATTATCACATACTTACATTGTTGAAATGCTGGCATATAATTTGGTTGGTATTCTTCGTACACATGTTCAACAAATTCTACACTCCAACCTAAATCATATTTTTCTTTTATAGGCGCAGGACCTTTTGTAAAATCATGAATTAAAAAATTGTTAGCATTTTTTCTTTCAAGAGTATGATCGCCATCTACACCTAATACTTTTAAATTTTTCTCTTCAGCAAGTTCAACCATGCCGCCTGGACCGCAACCTATATCAAGATAGCTTTTTATACCTAATGTTTTTATACACCAGTTAATAACACCTTCATCTAGATGTGTTTTATTTCCATGTCCGCCAAGATGTTCTTCAAGCATTTTGTCTACGTCTTTCTTCTAACATAAAGCGTTTCAAAAACTTTTGCTGTAAACGTTCTTTGTTTTTTCCTTTAGTGTGTACCATAACTTCTTTTATACCGCTATTGTTAAAAGGACTTTTATTATTCACAGGATTGGGATTTAAATTTAAAAATTGACTCTGATCATCATAGCTAAGTCGCAATTGATAAAAGACCCAACTATCGTGTGTTTCACGCAAATGATCTAAACCGGTAAGGTATAAATTTTCAAACTTATTTAAAAAATCTTTTGCTAGTGGGTTATTTAAATTATAACCCATTAATCCGCATTCATCGTATTCATTAGGACGTCCTAGGTAAGATATAGCTTTGTCTTCTGGAAATAATCTTTTTAAATATTCATGATCAATAAACTGATGCATTAGGACGTCAGCATCTAACCATATCAAATATCCTTCATCAAGTGTCTTAGCTTCTGTAAAAATAGAAAATGTTTTATGAGCAAACTTTATTCCATTCCATTTAAATGCTTTTGAACTGCCTTCTAACTTGCGTCCTATTTGCCCATTGTAATGAGGATTATCTTTATGTTTTAATTTAAACTCAACTAAAGGTTTACATAAGTCGTACAAAGGCTTGTAAACTAAACGTTTGTTAACTCTGTCAGTGTGTATTAAATCTTCACTGTAAACAACGATATTTACATCGTCTGGTAAGCAGTTGCACCAGCTTTCTAAATTAATTTTACTTGTTGAATTCCAGTAGTCTTTATTTAGACTTGTAACAAAGGTATATTTCATACCAATATTTAATTTAATTAAATTGATGCATCTTCCATTCCGGCTACTCGTAGTTTAACAATGTTTGTTATTTGCCATTGTTTCTGATCAAGTGCTTTTAACACACCTAACCATTTGTTACGAATAAGTGCAAATTCATTAATAATTTTTTCGTAGTCAACAACATCTGCTTCGCCATCGACATATTTTTCAACATCACGACTGCTTAATGCACGTTGGTAGTTTTCAAGATATTTTTTAAAATATGAGCTACGCAATCTACGTAGCTCAATATTCAAATAGTTTAGTATAGCTTCAATTTCCTGAAGTTGATTGAAACGGTGTTCAACAATGCCTGGCATAGCCGCACTCGCTTTTTCTAAGTTGCCTGACAATTTACATTCTAATCTAGCATCGTGTAATTCGCTTTCAAAGAATTGTATTGCTGTAGGAATCTTACTTATATCACGAGATATTTCGCTATACCAACCCATTGCTAATTCCAGTAATCCTCATCTTCATCATCATAAACATCTTCTGCATCTTCATCTAAGTAATAGTTAATAGCATTATCTAATACTTCGTCATTACCTAAAGAATCATAAAATGTTTTGTCCTCAACACCATAGTCTGCCATAAGATCAACAAATCTTTCTGCGGCAGTTTCTATGTGTTTTTTGTCAAGATACTCTTTAAAGGTATTCCAAATTTCTTGAATTTGTTCTTCAGTCATTTAATACAGGCTCCTCGTTATGGTTTTCTATGACATCGTCGTCTGCGGTATTTACCTCTGACTCTAGATTTTTATAATCATTCATTACCATATCGAGTAATTCACCCGTCCAATTTTTTCTGTACTCTTTGTGTTCTGTACCAGATGAATCTATATACTTTAACCTATTTCCATCTTTAACAATCATACCTTGTTTTTCAAAAAGTTCAACAAGTCCGCTGTAAGGATTCATTCCTGTTTCATAAGGAATCTTTACTTGTACGCCTTCGAAAGGTTTTGCGTAACGTGTTTTCATTACTTTACAACCAGCACGAATACCACGTACTTCGCTGATCTTGTTGCCATCTTCATCTTCTTTTAGTTTTAGTTTTTTCATTGCTACAACAATCGAAGATGCATAGATAAATCCTTGACCGCCTGAGATCTTGTCATCTGGGTCAAACATATCTTGCGATGCATACGTATGGTTAGTACATACAAGTCCTACGTTATGTGAACCAATCATGTTAACTGTGTTACGAACAAGTGCAGTTAGTGCCTTAGGCTTACGGCCCATATCACCTTTCATATCACCCTTGTTAAACTGATCAACATCTGTAGGTGTTAGTAACATACCTAAACTATCAATAACAAACAACACCTTAGGTCGTTCTTCTTCGTCCATTGCTTTGTAGTCTGCCATAAACACACTAATAGTTTTAGCAACGTCATCGATCATTGACATGTTAAGTTTAAGTAGTTTATCTTCGCTTGTATCTACATCAAGTGCATGTAACCACGCTTCGTCAAGAGCGTTTTCACTATCAATTAGAACTACAAAGATACCTTGCTCTTGTGCGGCTTTCACAATGTTACCTGCACAAATATAACTTTTACCTGCACCACTTTCGCCTGCAAATACAGTTACTTTACCTAGTGGAACACCTTTATGGAAGTCTCCTGATACTAGATAGTTGAGTGCATAGTTGCCTGTTGAAATCCAATCAGTTGGATCGTTAAATCCTGCACTCATACCTGAAATAGATTTCGTTAATGATGTCCTAAATTTACTAGGATCAAATGCTTTTGCCATAGTTACTCCTTAAAGTTAGTGTGGGGGTTTCCCCCCACATATTTTGTTTACTGGTTTTGTCTTGCACGGATCATTGCTAGAATGTCTTGTGCATCACCACCAGATGCTGTTGGAGCAGTTTCAGCAACAGGAGCCGCTTCTGCTACTGGTGCAGTTGCAGGTGCTGTTTCTACAACTGGTTCAGCTTGCTTAGGTGCTTCTGTTTTTGTTGCAACAGGTGTTGCTTGTGTTGCTTGTGCTTTTGGATCACCTGTACGTGCCGCCATACCTGCTGGACGGAAATATTGACCAAATCTGTCCATATCGTATGCTTCACCATCTACTGATGCTTCAAACATTTCTTGCATAACTTTAAGTTCTACATCACCTGGTTTTTTAGGAAGGAAATCACTTAGGTTAAACAACCCATGCGTATTAATAGCATTCATTTCTGAATCACCTAATGGACGATCTCTACGTGCCCAAGTTGATGTTGAATAGTCAGCATAACCGCCTTTGCTTGCTTTGTTAAGACGGAAGTCTACACCAGCTGTGTAATCAGTTGGCAATTCTTCCATGTCTGGATCCATCAATGCTTGCTTGATGATTTGGAAAATTTGCGGACCAATTATAAAACGTCTAATTGGATTTTCTGGAGTTGTATCTTCCGATAAAGGATTATCAGTTACAAAACCTTGGAATACATATGAACGTTTCTTCCAATATTTACGACCCATATCTTCAAGACTTGGATCTTTAAACCAACCACGTACTTCATTAAGAATATTACATGATTCTCCATACATTTCCATACATGGAACTTGTACTTGTACTGGACGTGAATCAGTTTCACCTTTAATACCTTGGAACGGAAGTTTAATTAACAAACGTTCTACCCAGAAAAAAGTGTTATCTTTATTCCCATCAGGTAAGAAACGCAACGTTGCAGTGTCGCCTTCTTTCATATTCCAAAATGGGTAAATTGCGTTGTCGCCGCCGCCGGAAGAGTTACCACTTGTGCGGTTCTCTTGTTCTTTGAGCTTTGCTCGGATTTCAGCTAATGATGCCATATTATATGCCTCCTATTTGTTGCCTTTAGCTTTGTGCCTAGTTGTTTTGTACAGCACATATTATGTACTATACGATATTAATTAGCAAAAGTCAACCTCTTTTTGCTAATAAATTGATTTTTTTATTAAATTCCTGCTAGTGACTTTAAAGTTTCCATAGCCGCCATAGCTTCTTTGTCTTTATTAAGCTCTGCTTGACGTTTCATTAATGCTGTCTTAAGTTCTGGATCTTTATGTGTATTTTTGTCTCTTTTAATACGCTCCAGTTCTTTTTGCTTTGCGTCTAAGTCTTCTTTGTCCTTTGTGTCCGTTTTGAACTCAATTTGCATATCGCCCTCATCTTCTACTGGTTCCATAGGAATCATTACTTCTTCATATTTTGCCTTAATTCTTTCAATAAAATCTTTTGCTGGCTCAATATGTTCCTCACCATAATCCTTTTCAACCATTGTTAGTATTGCTGTTTCTCCTTTTGGAAACATTCCCTTTTCTCTATCAAATAATGATAAAATCTTTTCAGGCAATGAAACTGTTGGCTCTGGTTTTTCATCTTCATCGTCTGGATTTATTTTAGCCATGCTACCATCTTTGCCTATTGTTACTGGAATTTCTTTATCACTAAATTGTCCCATTGATTTATCAAATGCCGCTTCAATGTCGTCTGTAGTAGGAATACCTTCGCCCATTCCATATTCGTCATTAATTTCATCCCACATGCGTTGTTCGATTTCGTCATGGTCATCATCTGGATGCCATCCATTATCTCTCGCCACTTCATCGTACATATCTTGTAGATAGTTTTGTACGTCTGGACCCATTGAGCCTTTACTTAATGCTTTGTATAGCAACTGTCCGCTAGTATCACTTGCAATCTTTTCCATTGCGTCGATAAGCTGATCTTTCATTCCGCCTTCGTCTAATGTCTTTGCTTGGGCATATGCTGGTTGAATCATTGACATGTCTGCTTTATTAGTTTTTGACGCTGTTCTGAATAATTTTTCTATTTCACTATACTTTTCTGTTTCAATACCAGCCATATCAAAATCGTGTACAAGACTGCCTAAATAATGAACTTGGTCGTCTGTGACTTCACCTTTGTATTGTTTAGAAGTTTTTGCAATATCTACTAGTAATTCTAATGCACTCTTCTTGACTGAGTCTTTGGTAATCTCTCCGTCTACTTCTTCATCGCTTGCTTCTGCAACTAATTCATCTGGACCTAATTCTTTCACTGCTGTGGCTTCGCTTACTAATCTATAGATATAAGGAAATACGTCTTTCAGTTCTTCATTAAATTGTCTAATAGTAAGTTGGTCTATCCAATCACCTGCAACATCTGCTGGAACTTCTTCTAATACTTTAGATTCAAAACTTTCAAATGCTTCTTTGTATGCAGATGTTCTTTGTAATTTAAAAATTGTATCTTTAACAGAATCTAAACGCTCATTTACAATATCCATGTATTGTGCAAGACCTTCGGCCATGACACCGCTTCTTGACATATATGTTTTAAATTTACGTAATTTGTTTAACTCTTCCGAAAGTCCAACAATGTGTTTACCAAAGTCGTCATAAGGATTGCCGCCTTCACTTACATGCCTTGCCATTGCTCTAGCACCATTGATATGTCTAAATGGATACTTAAAACGTTCTCCATTTGAGCTTTCAATATAAATGCTACCTATTTTGATATTTCTATTTTCACCAACGCTCTCTGTATGTTTAATAACAATCTTTGCGTTGTCAACGTCTTGATAACTTACTTTTGACGTTCCGTAAAGTTTTGATTCTGTCATGGTATCTTCTCCGGAAGTATTGTTCTTTGCTAAAAATTTATAGTCTCTTCTATCTAAATTTGTTTTTTGTATATTTCGGGTATCAAAATTTAAAAGTCTTTTACGTGCAAACTCCCGTAGTTCTTTCAAAAAATCATACCAAGACTTTTTTGTAGCACCTTCGTCGTCGTCGAATAGTTTTTCACTATACATGACAGCAACGTTTTCTTCATCTAAACTAACACTAACTTTTTTACCGTTAAATGTAAATTCATAAAATCTGCCTTCTTCAGGTAGATTTGTTATATCTCCTGCTTCATTACCTATAGTAATTTCTTTAAATTTACCACGTAATTTTGCAAAAAGTTCAGATGCTATTTTATTCAAGTCTTTCATGTTAGTATTTATCAATAGTTTGTACTTATGAAGATAGGCATTGGCGGTTCGTAATCTTCTATTTCTTCGGTTTGATTGAAGGTGTTATATACCCTAGGATCCCAATCTTTCATTACATCCATCATTCTTAATGCTAGTAGAGTAGCACTTATTAAATCATCGCTATGCCCTAATTTAGCTTGATAGCTAGATCCTGTAGCTACAAAATTTTTAAGTTCAGATACAAGTGGTTTCGATTTAATCATTAATTTATCGTTTTCAACCATAGTTTTAAGCCTACTACAAGCTGTAACCTTTGTACTATGGGTAGTATTAAATCCTTTACGGAATTTTCTAACATGACCTTTTCTAATAGGTTCGCTTACAAAAAGCCCTGGTATATTTTCTTCACCGTAATCATTTATTACAATAAGTGCGGCTTCACCTAAGCCATTGTTTTCTACACTCCAGTAAATTGATTGTGGTGCCTTTGTTTCGCTTTCTATATACTTACATATATCAGCAAGCACTCTAATTTGTCCTGGTATAGCTGTAGTATTGTGTTGCCATTCTGCTACTTGTTCATAACTAGGTAATTCATAAACTTGTATAGCTGAATAATCTCCTCCTGTACCCATACTAGGATCAAGGGCAACAGCATATGTAAACTCACTAGTAGGTTTTTTATACCATCTTGTTTGTCCCATATTAATTATAGGAGATGTTCCTTCTAGTGTAGCAAGTTTTATAGCATTAATTAGTGTTTCGTCAAATACAAGGAATTCGCATTCGTATTCACGTCTAAATCTTTCTTCACCAATTCTTCCTAGTTCTTCTTCTTTCCATTTATCATCTCGATCAGGATGTTCACTCCAATGACAAGTAAAACTATGAAAGCCATTTATGCCAACTTCATTTTCATTACCGTGTTCGTCAAATTTTTGTTCTGCTTGTTTCCAAATTGTAGCAAATGTATCTTCGTCTGAGTTAGGTGTGCTTGTAATAATAGCACGACCACCTGTAGCTAGTGTAGGTGATATTGAAGTCCAAAAGTCTTGGGCTATATTAGGTTGTACAAATGCAAACTCGTCGCAGTATAGTAATGAAATAGACATACCTCTGCCTGTATTGCCAGTTGTTGTTTGACTTACAATACGTGATCCATTTTCAAACTCTATAGTACCTTTGTTGTAATTAATTACACCTGCTCTAATGTGATCAGGACATAATTCATATGCATATCTAATTCGTTGCATAATTTCTTGTGCACCAGTATATTTGTGTGCGGCAATCAGTACAGTTTGATCTGGTTGAAACATTGCATACCATAATAGATAAATGGCGGCACATGTAGTTTTGCCTGTTTGCCTAGGTAACATATTAATGTTAAATCTATAATTATGATAACTTTCTAAAAGTCTGCACTGATAAGTGAAAGGTTCAAACAATAGTTTGCCTTTTACTGGATGCTGTATATAACCAAACTTTTCTGCAAAATACAAATAACCGTTTTGAGGATCCATACAAGCCATTAAGTCTTGTATTTGTTCTTCGGTAAATGTTTCTCTTTGGTTGGCTTTCTTTGTTAATACGCCATCTAAACTTTTCGACATGTTGTATTTACTCAAAAGAATAGGGCCCGTAGGCCCTATTGAATTATGTTAACCGCAATTGGATGCGTATAGTTTTTCAAATTGTCCTCTTGAACAACCGTATCCTTCTTTGCACTTTTTGTAGTTTTCTGCTTTAGTGCAACCGCTTGCATAAAGTTTTTTCATTTCCTTTACACAACCCATTTCATCAAATTTTTCTTCATCTTTGGCTTCGTTCATTTTAGCCATTAGTTGATCACGTAATTCGGTTTGTAATTCTTCCATTGCCATTGCATTGTCGCCTCTAACAGATGCTTTGTATTGACCTTTTTCTCTGTTCGCTCCGCCTGACAAATCTTTCGTCATGTATTGTGTATCTTTGTATTCTTCGTCTGGAGAATTATCCCATTCTTCTTCTGTAGATTCATGTCCACCACAACCACTATTGCCTAAGTGTACTTTGCCGCAAACTTTGCATGGTTCTTTTTGTATGCCAGGTTTTAGATCATTCATATCTCCATCGCTTGGCGCTTCTGGATCATCCATATCTGGATTAGCAATTTTGATTAATTTTTTCATTGGCATCATGTCAGGACCAACTGGCTTTGCTTCAGGTGCACCGCCGCCTTGCATGATACGTAACAAACTAGCTACTTCATCAGCTGTTTCTCCGCTCATAGAAATATTCATATTTGCTTGTTCGTCCAATCTTGTTATTTCTGGAGCTGGATCTCTTTGATCAATTGCTTTATCTAGTTCATCTAATTTTTGTAGTATGTCTTTCATATTAGCCTCCTACAACTGCTTTTGTGTTTATTTTATCATCTATGTCTGCACTTTCGCCTTTAGGAGCGGCTTCCATAGGATCGACATTTCTTTCTTTGCGAGCTGTTTCTAATTCTTTTAATAGATCCATAACTCTGTCTCCAGCTACTTTTTTCTGTGCATCTGGTTCTGCCTGTTCCATTTCTAATGTATCTAATTTTGACTGGTATGGCTCGCCTGACTTAGGCACTTGGTATTCTTCTTGAGGTGCATTTGCTGTACGTACAATTACATGATTAGGGTCACATGGGCAACATTTTTCAATGTATTCTTCTAACACTTGCGGTGTTGTTGGATATGCAACTTCTACGTCCCAATACGTTACTTCCATATTTTCTAGCTGGGGGAAATCTAATGGACGTTCTTGTATTGGTGTCTTTTTGCCGTTTGACATAGATACAACTTGATATTTTTTCATACAAGTTTCTAGTGCATCAGTAAAATTTTCACCTAGTTCACCTGCAACACCTACTTTAAATTCATAGGTTTTTTTTGATTCTGTAAGTACTTCTGTAAATGTCTTCATGTTTAATACCTCTAATACTATTTATCTTTATCTAGATCTTTTAAACGTTGTAGTAGGCTATTCCTATCAGCTACAATAGCGCCTGTTCCGCTAATAATACCTGCTTCTTCAATAGGTTTATCTTGATCTAGTTTTTCTTTTTTAAGTTGAAGCTCTACCATTTTTAGTTTTTTATCTAATTTTGCTACCTTAGCATCAAGAGACGTTTTCAGCATACCTCCTGCTACCTCAAACACTCTGCCACTATAACGACTTTCAACATTCATTCCTAAATCCATTAAGTCTTCATAACTTTGTAATGCTCTCTGTGCAACATCATTAAGTTCAGCATCTGCCATTTCACCTAATCCTTTTACAGTAGGTAATGCCGCTTCAATCTTATCAAGTTCAGAAATATCACGCAATGTATCTTTTTGTTCTATAACTGATTTAGATTTTATATCATCTTCTAATTCGTTTTGAATTATTTCTTTAGAATCTGGTAAATCAAGTAGGTCTTGTAGTTTTTTTGTCATAGTCTTTCCAGTATTATATGCTACTATTATTTATCGTTTACCGTTATGGAAAATATCATTTTCACTAATAACCCTAAAGAAAATGCCTTTTTGTTTACAGTAGGCCCTTGCGGCTTCCCATTTTGCTTGGTTAACAATAAAATGTGCTTGATTAATCTTACTACGTCCTACCTTTTCTCTTATAGCTTGATTTGCAGGTTTTACTTCTATTAATTCTACATGCTGTTTACTTCTTTTATCTGCATATACTATAAAAAAATCTGGTACATAAATTGTGTGTTTACCTGTTAGTGGATTCCTATATGGAATTTTTATAGCTTCGCTTGCCCACTTTGCTACACTAGGATGTTCATCTAGGAATTTCATAAAAGCAAATTCCCAACTTGATCTGTAAGTCGGTGTTCTGCCTCCAATATACTTTGCTGGGTTTTTTAGACCAAATTTTCCTTGAGCAAATCTAGGCATATCATACCACTATATTTCTTGATTCTTCTCTTGCAATTTTATCTGATGTAAAACCTAAAGAACTTACTTTTTGTCTATTGTAATTTAAAACTTGTGCAACAATAGCACTAATTTGAATGTCATCTACACCTTTTAATGTGTCTAACAATGTATAAACATTTACACCATCTATTTTTGCTTGTTCTAACAACACTGTCGCAACTCCTGTTGCACTTGTATCATCGAACCCACGTCTTTTAAAAAATCCTACTACACTGTCTACTGTGTTTGCGTTGTATGTAATTGGTTCAGAAAAATATTTGTTAAAAAATTCTTTTACAACAGAGCCACTATCTACAGGTTCTAATTTATAATCACTCATTAAAAGTCCCCTACTTGGTTTCTTAATGCACGGCGTTCTGCTCTTGCCGCTTTTCTATTTGCTATTTGTTCTCTCAAAGGTGTTCGTTGTACTCCAGTACGTGTAGTAACTCCTCCACCTGTTGTAGTTACTGTTTGTGAGCTACTACTGCTACTTCTTGTGACCGAACTGCTACTTACTGTTGGTGGACTTGCTAAAATTTCGTCTAATGTTTGTCCTGTGCCGGGTACTAACGGTTCAGATTTTATACTTGGTATAGCAAGATCACCTGGACTATATGTTAATCCGTTGTTTGAATAACTTTCATTTATTTTGCTACTATACAAACTAGAGCGTGTATCAACAATGCCACCATTAGTTAGCACAGGATCATTGTATCCGCCTGCACCATTTTGCTTAGGAACATTTACACCAGGTATGCCACCTATGCCTTCTTTTCTAATATCTCCAAGAGCACCTTTCAATATATTAAATCCTTCTTCTCGCAAACCTTCTTTAGATAAACTTTTTGCATTTTTGTAGGTATTAAATGCTGTTAATGCTGTGCCTAGATTAAATTGCCCGCCTGCAATATCATTTAATACTGTTGTCAAGCCACCAAAGACACCTCCTTGACCTAATAAGCTAGATGTTCCGCCGCCTTGTATGCTTAATGGACTAGGAGTTTTATCATAATGTACAGTAGCAAATCCTTTTGGACTATCTTCACCTACTGGTCCTCTGCTATAGAATACAGCTTCGTAAGCAACCGTCATTTGGTTTTGCATTAAGCCTGCGCTTTCATACGCATCTACACTGTCATGAGTTAATCCTGTAACAAGTGGATTTACAAGAGTATATGCAGTATATTCTTTTCGTGATAATTGATATATTGTAATTTTATCAAAAAATGGACTTTTATGATTGTTATCTAAACCATATCTGTAATTTTGTTCTTCTGGTTTTCCGTATGTATTTCTCGGAGAATAAGGAGGACTCACTCCTTCTGTATTATAATTTCCATCTCTAAAATAATATCTATAATAAGATTCTAATAGAAGTGTAGTAAGACCTAAGTTATCATCGTGGAATGTTATATTAATAGGATCATATTCTAAACTAGTTTGTAAATTTTTCTTCCTATTGTACATATTTTTTGTTTGTGTTTGTACACTAAATTTGGGAAGATCTGCTTGTTTTACAAGCATGTTTATTTCTTGTTTATGCCTTTGATCTAATTGAGGAACAGTATTTCTTGCTTCTTCAGTTAATTCAAAAACAACATGATAGAGAAATTTTGCTTTAGGTGCAAGACGAAAACCGTTATCAGAAAACAACCTTGCCGCGTGTTGATAATCTTTAAAAGTGCCTCCTGGATTAAGAGCACCCTTGAATAAATTATCTAAAAATCCATTTAAAAAGTTTGCCATACTAATATTTATCCATGAAAGAAAAGTACGTATAAAATAAAAAAGGGGCCTTAAAAAGACCCCTTTTTGTAATTATGGCAATTGACTTAGGTATTAACCAATACCGCCGCCACCAGTTACTAAGCTATTAATAGTTCTACCAACTGCTGTACCAATTCCTTCACCTTGTGGTGTCTGTATAGCATTGTCAAAGCGTATGCTTAGTGTTACTGTTACTGGTTCGTTTGCACTGTAAGCTAATGAGTTGTAATTAGCATTTTGTACAAAACAACCATATAGTTCAAATGTTTCTAGTGTGTTTGGAGTATTTGCTCCGTTACCGCCATCTAGTATTTCAATTCTTGTTAAAAATTTGTAGTCAATACCTGATGCCGCACCAGACTGTTCAAAGAAGTCGAACTGTTTCTGTAACTGTTCGCCAACTAGTCTTTGTACACTGTTGTTTACATCTTCACGTAAGTTTAGTGTAATAGGCTCAAAGCTGTGTCTACCAGCTAGGTATGCTCTACTGTTGTAAACAGGTATTTCCATTTCTTCGAATGTTACACTTGGGCGTGTTACATCAATTACCTGTTTTGTTAGTTCTGTTGTTGGTGTTGATACACCGAAATTCTCAAGTGTCACTCTAAAGCGATACTGCAATTTAGGCATTAATAAGCCTTGAGTGCTTGCACTATTATCGCTTGCTAGTGGTACTGTAATCTTTGAGAGTGTTGATATTGCCATAATGTTTTACTCCTTACAAGTATTTATCATTTAATGAGCCCTGTATTTCAAGGGCTCATTTTTAAATTATAAACCTGCTATTTCTCCTGTGTTTTTCAATCTCAATGGAATGTAAATAAATTCCACTGCTTTCACTGGCTCAATAGCAATGTCTAAGTATAGTTCATTTCTATCAATTCTAGCTGGTGTGTTGTTTGTTTCGTCACATACTACAATGTAATCGTATAGTGCTCTCGAACCTACTAGTTCAAGCATTAAACTTTCAGCCGCTTGTTTAATTTCATCACGTGTGATTTTATCATTTGGCTCAAAGATATAAGGCTTAGCAAGTTTGTTAAGCTGACTACGTAAGTAGATAACCAATCTAGCAACATTAATTCTATCCAATGCACTTGCATTTCTTGCTCTAGTCTTTTGACCAAATGCAACAAGTCCTGCTCCTGTAATGAATGTAATTGGGTTAACACTAATTCCAAATAGTGTATCACGTTGTCCTTCGTTCAACGCTACTGATACAAATTCGCCTTCGTTATCAATGTAACCTGTTGCTGTTGCGTTTGTAATACCACCACGTCTTGTACCTGCTGGTGCAAACCATGGAAACGATACTTGGTCGCTAAGTGCGATAGTACGTAGCATCATGTGTGACGGTGGAACAACAACGTTGTTACCAAAGTTATCACTTGTGAAACCCCATGGATAGTAAACGCCTAGATATTCATCTCTACTTACTAATCCATCTGCATTATCTTCAACTGCAAGGTTAACATTTGTTCCCCATTCGTTTAATGACGTTGCATTTGGTAGTAGTGAACTTGGTGAATCACCTACGATAAATGCTGTTAAACCTCTATCGTAATTTAGTGAAATCATTTCACCAATTAGTTCTGGATAACCTGGAGTTGCCATAATGTTAAATATGCGCGATTCGTCATCACGTATTTCATCATTACTGTTTACAGTTGCTTGTAAACTTTGAACAACTACAGCTCTTTGTGCAGATTGACCAAAACGTCCTGAACCGTTTGAATTATTTGCTGATTCAGTCACCCATCTGTGTGGATAGTAATTTGTCATAGGCTCGTCTGCGTTGTTAACTTCAAAACGTCCATTGTCTGCTGTTACATCAATGTAATTACGTACAAATTTCTTTACGTTAAATCCGCTTCTACGTAAGTTCCATAGTAACATACCTTTTGGATATAATGCAGGATCTGGAGCATCAAAGTCTAAGTAGTTATTAACTAACAAGTCAGCAATAGTTGCTTCTGCGCTGTTTGCACCTGCTGTGCTCCAACGTGCATCTGCAAATAAGATACCATCTTGAGTAGTTTGATCACCTGTATCTAACTGGATCCATTGTGATTTAGCACCGCTCCATTTGTAAATTTCTGGATATTTGTCAATGCTTGCTGTGCTTATCCATAAATCTCCATTTTTAAGAGCTGTACCATCTGATTGTAAAGTTGGTTCTGTTGCACTTACAATCGGTCCTGCTGGATCAGTTTGATCGTTAGCACTTGCACTATAGAACGGACTTGTAGAATCTAAATAACCTACCCAAGTTGTTCCATTGTGTACCATGATATCAACTTCATCAACTACTGAATTATACCATAATGTGCCGTCAGTTGCAAGTGCAGTTGGTGCATTTGCACTGTTAGTCGCAGTAAGTACTTTCCAGTTTGTTGCTACAAAATCGTTAGTTGTATCACCTGCTGGCGCCGCGTAAAGATTTGTTGTATCACTTGTGCTAAATCCAGCCTCTGCTAAATGTCCACTTGTGTCAGCAATTCTAAATTCGCCACCTTTGCTGTGTGAAATTACAATTCTGTTTGCAGTGTCAACGCTTGCAGAAACATTTGTAAAGCCAGCACTGTTAATAGCACCTGCAATTACATCTGCATCAGTTGCCGCACCAGTTGCTGTAGCACTAATAGCCACTGCACTGTTTAAACTTGCACTACCTACAATTGATTCTTGGATGCTAAATGTTACTCCACCAGCTGAAACTTGTGTAGTAACTGCGCTACCAGTAATTGTAGTTGCTCCTGTAGCATTTCTTTTGTATACTTTAAAGTTTGCTACTAGTGTTGATTCTTCTGCATCATTAAATTTTACAAATAATGCGTCTGAGTTAAGATTCAATCCACCACCGGACTTATCTAAGTTGTAGATAGCAGTTTGGTTGTCTGCAAAAATCGAAACACTTTTTGTATCCCATAATTTAGTTGCATCATTCCAAACTTTAATTGCCCAATTAGCACCTTTGTTAGGTGTTGTTGTTTTAACCCAAACAGATCCAGTTGGACGTGGAGTAGCATCGTTTTCACCAAACTCAGGAACACTTGTATGAGGGGCAATATTCAACTCAGGTGCGTAGTAAGTTCCTGCTGTTAAGCCCATGTCTCCCATAAGACCTGTTCCTTCTGCAAGCACTACGTTTGCGCCTGTTGAGTATATTCTCAAAATATCGTTTGCTGTATCTACGTCTGCTGTAACTCCTGCAATGGCCGCACTATTAATTGCCGCCGCCGCCGCTGTTGCATCTGTACCGGCTGTTGTAACTGTTGAGCCGTTAATTGTCATATCAAAGCCTGAAGTTGTTGATGGTGCAGTTGAACCTGACACTGTTGGCCAGCTTGCTTTCCATGCTGAACTTCCAACCTCTACCCATGCACCACTTAAATTTTTGTAATACATTTTTTGTAGTGTAGTTGTTGCTGTGATTGCGTAGTCACCAATAGCACCTACTGATGTTTTTGGTACTCCGCCGTCTAATTTTGTTGCATCTGTAATAACAATAGGTGCATTGTAAACAAAACTTTGACCAGTTGCTGTTGAACCTGCCGCGCCGTTCCACTCAAATAAACCATAAATTGTAGATGCTGTATCTACCCAATATGTTCCATCTGCTGGATCGCTTGTCGGTGCATCTGCTGTAGCTGTAATGCCACCTAAGTCAATTCCTGCTCTTACAACGTATGCTCTATTGCTTACGCCTAATAATGAATAAGCCGCTTGTAGACCATACTCATTTAGCTCACCTCCATGTATTGGATTGTTGTTGCTATCTGTATAGAATAAAGGCTCTCCGAATGTTTCTACTAAATCCCTTTGTGATGTAATCAGGTAGGGTTTACCTGCATTTGCCGCTGTAGTTCCAGGCGCTGTGCCTGTAGCTGACCCATTTTGTTTATCTTGGGCTGTTGCGACAAAAATCATTGGTACGGTGCCGGGTTCGGCTGGCGTGTAAAAACTTTCGTCAATTACCTTAACCTCAACACCTGGTGATGATAATGCCATGATAGTTTCTCCTTCAAATAAAGTGTTCTAATGTATTTATATGAATTCGATAAAGATTACCTAAAATACACCCAGAAAAAGGGGTTATAAAGGTGTGGTAAATACGTTATGAGACCATTATGTATATGCAAACAAAGACCTGCGGCAATTAATTATAAAAAGAATGGCAGAACCTTTTATAGAAAAAAGTGTGAAATTTGTTTGAAGCATGGACACGTAGGGTACGGTATTCCTAAATGGAAAATGGCCGGCTATGTAAAAAAGGATGTATGTGAAAAATGCAATTTTAAAAGTAAGCACAAAGAGCAGTTTAATGTGTTTCACATAGATGGTGATCTAAATAATTGCTTGCCTATGAATCTAAAAACAATATGTGCTAACTGTCAAAGACTTATGCAGAAACAAGGGATCCGTTGGAAACAAGGCGACCTTTTACCTGACTTTTAAGTTGTTCAATAGTTCCTTGGTTTTCAATAACTTCATTGAATGCAACATTAGCCCAGCGCCATTCTGATTCGTGTATTTCTTTCGGTTCCACCCCTATATCTTGGTACATTCTAAACCATACAGGATCAGGACCTCTACGTACACGCCAAACTTCTCCATATATGGTTTTAAGCATATTTGCTTCATTAGGAAAACGCACATCCGGAATAACAAAATTTGTATCTGGATTTCTAACTATTTCTTGTTTGATTACACTTACCCATATACCGTCATAAAAACCTTTACGCATACATTCTGTGCCAAATTCTTGTAGTATTAATCTTGGCGTAACAGTTCTACCAGTTTCTTTAGTCCAAAAACTATCAACAGTTTCTCTCCATTGTCTACTTTCTTCTGTGTCGCCTTCTAGCATTTGTCTGTCCCAACCAAATACGCTTGCTACACCGTCTTTGAGCTTGTCAGCAAAACTAATTTTTGTAAAATTGTGTTCATTTACTAAAATATCAGCAACAGTACCTTTACCACTACTGATCAATCCACAAATACCTATTACTTGCCTCATACAGTTAACTCCGATGTTCCGCCGCCTACGGTACCTCTAGCAAATAAATTAAACGCCAAACTGTATCTAGGGATATCAGTTTCGTTTGGCGTTACCATATGTTCTAAATGACTTGGAAAAATCACAATGTCTCCTTCGTTTGGTGTTATATAAAATTCATTTGTGTTAAATGCATTAGGCTCTTTAAAATTTACTCTTACAGTATCATGAAATAAATTGTAATATAAATGAGATTTTTGAAATACTATATCGCCTGCGCCTGGCGCATTTTGTATATAATAAACACCGCTTAACATTGAATTACTATGCCAATGAGTAGTATTATATTCACCTTTATCATGTCTGTTAATCCAACTGTTTTGTAATTCAAAAGTAACGTCGGATACTTTTAATTCTTCTGTAATGAATTTATTACAGCTATCAATAATTTTTTCTTTTAAGTTTTTTAGAGGCACTTCATCTAATATTTTTTTATTACCTGTATGATCGTGGCCTGCCGCTTCATGTGGATAATCTAGTTTGTAGACCCATTGTTTAGTCATATCATTAACTACACCTATATTTGAGTAGTATAATGGTATCGGAAATAAAGATGTTACTGTCATATGTTTACTCTTACTGAATTTTGTCCTAACGATCCTTTTGGAAAATAATTAAATGCCAAACTGTATCTATCTTGTTTATCTAAACTTTGTGCAACTTCATGTTCTAAGTGACTAGGAAATATTAAACAATCACCTGTAATAGGCTGTACTGTCCATGCACCTATAGTATATTGATTATAATTACCTTTAGTATCCGGACGTACATGTTCTGGAAAACTATTTAAATGTTGTCTATTTTTTTTAAAAGTTAGTGGATTAGAAGTTGGACCTACATCTGGATAATACACTCCACTTATAACTGCATTTGCATGATTGTGTAATACAATATCACTACCTGTATTCATTTTATTAATCCAACTTGTTGTTAATGTAAAGTCTACATCATCAACAACATCTAATACTGTGTGTGCAAAATAATGAACTGCTTGTTCAATAAGTGTTTTTAATCCTTGTAGTTTAGGTTGATTTAAAACATTAAATCCTCTCTCAGTTAGAGGTAATTCTTCTTCTCCGGAATAAGATGCTACAGCTGAACTAGGATAATCTAATTTTTTCATCCAAGCAAGTGTAATAGGATCAAGTGCTCCTAGATGTGTTTTCAATAGAGGTGTGGAAAATAAGGGTGTAATTTCATACTGCATGTATAAAATATACAATAAAAAAATTAGTTTGTCAAGTGTTTTTTAACCTATTGTGAATCCATATCCCATGCCACCGGGTATTGCTGTGCTTACTTCTGCTTCTAATTTTTCCATTTCAGCTTGTGCTTCAGCTTTTAGTGCATCACCATTAAGTGCTGATCCACCTTGTGGTCCAGCAATAGTAGCAAATTTACTACGTGCTTCACCAAGCATGTATTTACACGTAGCAAGTGTATAATCTTTTATCCATTGTTTTGCAAGATAATCTTCCAATAGTTGTTCATCTGGACGATAGTTATATGCAAAAAGTAAAAGTGTTTCTTCTGTTCTAGGTCTTTGTAAAAGTGTCAGTTCTTTAGTTGTTGTATTCCATTTGAATTCTATAAAAGAACCAAACATTCTACCTACTAATTCTTGATATTGACTAAACAAATCGTATGTAGCAAGTCCGCCCATGTTAGATGAACTAAGCAAATATGTATTTGTGTATGCCATATTAAATGGTTCGAATAAAGTACCACCGTCGCCTCCACCTGTGCGTGAACCAATTGAACGTCTAAATAATCTTCTAACTTCAATTACGTTTTGTGGAAGAACATATGTATTCTGGTCTTCTACAGTTGGCATAAAAAGATAAGACTCTTCAACTGAGTTGTCAGATCTTTGTCTAAATCTTGATAGTGCTTTGTCTAATGCTGTTTCGTAATGTGCAGGATCTAACTCCACATCAACCATACCACCGCCTAAAAGGGTGTAAACATAATCATATACTTCTTGTTTTTTTGTTGCTAGTGTAGCCATAAGAACTTTCTCCACTAGTATTTATCGTTACGATAAATATGTATATGCCAAGACTATCTTTATATAAACCAGAAAAAGGCAAGGATTACAACTTTTTAGACAAGCAAATCCTTGAAATGTTTACCGTAGGCGGTACAGATATACATGTCCATAAGTATTTAGGACCTTCAAATCCTGATGAAGCTAATGCTACTGCTGATCAGCCTAGATATGATGCAGTAAAAGAAACTAATATACAAGATATGTTGTTTTTAGAAAATAGAGATAGAAAATACGATCCAGACATCTATACAATGAGAGCAATATACAATGTAAATGACATAGATTTTGACCTTAGTCAATTTGGATTATTTTTGCAAAATGATACACTGTTTATGACTGTTCATATTAACAGTAGTGTAAAGACTCTTGGTAGAAAAATTATGAGCGGTGATGTAATAGAACTACCTCATTTAAAAGACGAATATGCACTAAATGACTATTCGTTTGCTCTTAAAAGATTTTATGTTGTTGAAGATGTTAACAGAGCGGCTGAAGGATTTTCGCCAACTTGGTATCCACATTTGTATAGAATGAAATTAAAACAAATTGTTGATTCACAAGAATTCAAAGAAATACTTGATTTACCTGCAGAAGAAGGTTCGGATAATACACTTAGAGATCTGCTTTCAACTTATGAAAAAGAAATGCAAATTAACAATGCAGTAATAGAACAAGCTGAAGCTGATGCAAGTAAATCTGGATATGACATTACAAACTTTTACACACTTAGTACGAATGATGATGGTTCTGTTGCTTTACAAACTGCTGATGAAACTGATATAGACGCTAGTGGAATAAACACAACTACAGACGAAATAGCTGATAGACCTGATAGACATGGATATAAAGGATACTTGTTAGGCGTTGAAGATGCGCCAAACGGAGCACCTTACGGCATGGGAATTCAATTTCCTAATCAGCCATTAGAAGGTGATTACTTCTTAAGGACAGATTTTATGCCAAAAAGATTGTTTAAATATACAAATAATAGATGGATGAAATTACAAGACGGTGTAAGGACAGATTTAACAAACACAGATACAAAAGATACACAAAAAGGTACCTTTGTTAACAATACAAAAACAAGTACAATTGGTGGTGAACAAGTCCAAGAAAGACAGAGCTTATCAAAAGCACTTAGACCTAAGGCAGATAATTAATGCAACATTTTTACGATGCACAAATAAGACGTTATGTAACACAAATGGTGAGATTGTTTAGTAATTTCTCTGTTAAAGATGGTAGTGGTACACTAAAACAAGTACCGGTTATGTACGGAGATCTTACAAGACAAGTTGCAAACATTATTAGAGATAATAGTGAAAACAAAATACCCACTGCTCCTAGAATAGCTGTTTATATTACAGGTTTAGAAATGGACAGAACTAGAACTGCTGATTCAAGTTATATCAATAAAGTTAATATAAGAGAACGTGCATATGACGAGAACAATAATGAATATCTTAATTATCAAGGTAAAAATTATACAGTAGAAAGACTTCAACCAAGTCCATACACATTACGTATGAGTGTAGACATATGGGCAACAAACACGGATCAAAAATTACAAATAATGGAACAGATACTTATGCTGTTTAATCCTAGTTTAGAAATACAAACCACAGATAACTATATCGACTGGACAAGTTTAAGTGTAGTTAACATGGAAGGTATAACTTTTAGTACAAGGAGTATACCTGTAGGGGTTGACAGTGAGATAGATGTAGGAAAATTAGATTTCAGTACACCAATTTACATTTCACCTCCAGTAAAAGTAAAACGCTTAGGTGTTATCACAAATATAATTACAAGTATATTTGATGAAAAAACAGGAACGATTGATTTAAGTTTAAGTATGCCAGAATTAAACAGATACGATGATTCTATAGTGCCAGGTGCAACAGGTAATCCTGCTGAAATAGGTACATTAGGTACAGATGCAGAAGTTATTGCATCCACTTATCAAGGATTTGGATTGTATGTAACTGGTAATATAATTCAACTTGTTAAAAATGGAAGAGTTGGCGAATCAAATTGGCGTCAAATTCTAGAATCATATCCTGGACAATACCAAGATGATATTAGTAGAGTTTATATTAGAAAATTAGATGAATCACAAGAAGTTACAGGTACAATAAGTATTAATCCAAACGATGAAACAGAAATGGTTATAAATTGGGATATAGATACATTTCCTAGTAATTCAATTATCGAAGGTCCTGCAAGACAAAATGCACAATGGACGTCAATTGATTACATTGTAGATCCTACAAAAACACCACCTACTAATATGAAAGGTATTGGTGCAAGGATATTATTGTTAGATAGCATAGGAGATGCAAGTAATACAGATGGTCCAGATGCTTGGAAAAATGGTAACGGCACTGATTTCTTAGCTGATAAAAATGATATTATAGAGTGGACTGGTACTGAATGGCAAATAGTATTTGATGCAAGCGAAACAACAGATGTTACATACACTACAAATCTTAATACTGGTGTACAATATCGTTGGAATAGCGAAGAATGGCTACTAAGTGTAGAAGGTCTGTATCCAAGAGGCACTTGGCGCATAAGTCTTAACGGCTAATTAATTACATGAACAAGATTATTTGCAGTGGAACTCTGTTTTATTCTCTATCCACAAAGAGATATCTATTACTTCGTAGGACAAATACTAAGCAAAAAAATGTTTGGGGATTAGTAGGCGGTACTAACGAAAATAGCGAAACTCCTTGGGAGGCACTAAAACGTGAAATAAAAGAAGAAATTGGACAGATCCCTGATATTAAAAAAACAATTCCATTAGAAACATTTATATCAACTGATCAAAAATTCTTCTTTCACACATATTTGTGTGTTATAGATAATGAGTTTATTCCAATATTAAATGATGAACACGACGGCTATGCTTGGGTAAAAAGCGGAAGTTGGCCTAAACCATTACACCAAGGATTACGGAATACATTGAATAGTAAAGTTAATCAAAATAAGTTAGAAACTTTAACAAAAGTGCTTGATTTACTTTCTTAAATGTAGTATAATAAGTTATGAAAGTTTTAGTAATTGGTGATATAATAATAGACAAATACATATATGGAACAAGCACACGTTTGAGTCCAGAAGCACCAGTGCCTGTTGTATCACAAGAAAGAATTGTAGAAACTATTGGTGGTGCAGGATTAGTATACGAGAACTTGAAAAGTTTAGGTGTTAATGTAGATCTATTTAATTACCAAGGACATAACAGTGTTAAGACTAGAGTAATTTGTGACGGGCATTACATCACACGTATAGATGATGACAAAGATGCAGATTCGGGTGCTGTATTAGAGCAAATAAAACAATCAGATTTTTCTAGTTACGATATTGTAGTTTTAAGTGACTATGATAAAGGTGTATTAGATAATTCCAAAAAAATTATAAAACATATTAACAAATTTAATTGTAAAATAATTGTAGATCCAAAACGTTACGCTCATGATTACGAAGGAGCTTGGTTAGTAAAACCTAATTATAATGAATTTACTAATTTTGAATTTGATGAGTGGAAAGGCAATATCATTACTACAGATGCAGGTAATAATGTTATTGCAAAAATAGAAGACAAAGAATATGATATGTCTGTAGAAACAGTTGAAGTATCTGATGTAACAGGCGCAGGTGATTGTTTTATAGCAGGATTTGTGTATGCTCTTACTAAAGAGTACGATTATAAAAAATGTTTAGAACTTGCTATACGAGGTTCTTCTGAAAGTGTAAAACATTTAGGCACGTATATTTTAACTGAAAAAGATCTACAAAAGCGTGTTGTATTCACAAATGGTTGTTTTGATGTTTTGCATAAAGGACATTTAACATTACTAAAAGAAGCTAGAAGTTTAGGTGATAAACTTATAGTAGGAGTAAACAGTGACGGTAGTGTGAAACGACTTAAAGGAAGTGATCGTCCTATTAACGATGTTGCAACAAGAGTAGCACAACTAGAAGTACTACCATGGATCGACGAAGTGCATACATTTACTGAAGATACTCCATATGAATTAATAAAAAAATTAAAGCCTGATCTTATAGTTAAAGGCGGAGATTACACTGTAGAAGAAATTGTAGGGCACGATTTAGCACCAGTGCATATTGTTCCTACAGTAAAAGGATTTTCTACAACAGCAACATTAGAGAAAATAAATGAGTTATAAAATTTTAATTACTGGTGCCGCAGGTTTTATTGGTAAAAATTTAAAAAATTACCTTATGTCTAAAGGACACGGCATTGCTGAATACAATGAACCTACATTGAATGTAGTGCCAGATTGTAGTCAATTTGATAAAGTTATACACATGGGTGCAATTAGTAGCACAACAGAAAGAGATGTTGAAAAAATATTACAATACAACTTAGATTTTAGTCATAGATTATTACAAGTTTGTGACATGCAGGGTGTTGATTTTCTGTATGCATCTAGTGCCAGCGTATATGGAGATACACAGCATTTTACAGAAGATGGGCCTTTACAACCACAAAGCCCTTATGCATGGAGCAAATACTTATTTGACCGAAGTATAACGCTGTTAGATTGGGAACAATATAAATGTAAAATACAAGGACTACGTTTCTTCAATGTTTATGGAGAGCATGAAGAACACAAAGGCAATCAAATGAGTGTATTTCATAAATTTACTGAACAAGCTCAAACTAAAGGTATTGTACAACCTTTTGAAAATAGTGCAAACTACAAAAGAGATTTTATATATGTTGGTGATGTTTGTAAAATTGTAGAAAAATTATTAGATATTGACGAAAGTGGTATATGGAATTGTGGTACTGGTGTAGCAACAAGTTTTCAAAGTATTGCAGAAGATATTGCAGAGAAATATGATGCAAAGATAAACCCAATACCAATGCCTGATATATTAAAAAATCAATATCAAAATTATACGTGTAGTAATAATGACAAGTTACTAAAAACTATTGGTGAATTTAAATTCACTACAACAAAGGAATGGATAAATGACAGATAGATTAAATGGTAAAGTAGAAAAAGGTTGGGGTTATGAAGTAATTTGGGCAAGCAATGACAAATACTGTGGTAAAATGTTAGTTTTTACTAAAAAAGGAAACAAATTTAGTATGCATTTCCACAGAGAAAAAGACGAAACTTGGTTTGTTAATAACGGTAGTTTTTTATTGAGATGGATTGATACAAAAACTGCTACATTGTTTAGTCAAACTTTAACTACAGGTAGCACATGGCATAATCCTCCACTATTACCACATCAACTAGAAGCTCTAGAAGATGGAAGTAGTATTACAGAAGTAAGTACAGCTGATAGTGTAGAAGATAACTATAGAATTATTCCTGGCGATAGTCAAGGAGAAATAACTGCAAAATTGAAAGAAATACAAGATGAACAATCCCAAGATAGTATGGAGTGATGACGTTGACATCGATTTTTATAAACCAGACTATATTGCACCAAAATGTGTAGTTGGTTTAGATAGAGACGGAGTTATAAATGTAGACATAGGAGACTATGTATACAAAAAAGATGACTGGAAATTTGAAGATGGAAGTTTAGATGCTATTGTAAAATTGCGTAAACTTGGTCATAAAATTGTAATCATTACAAATCAAGGTGGTATAGAAAAAGGATTATACACACAAGAAGATGTAGATAAATTACACACTTATATGTTTGAAGAACTAGGCAAAGCAGGATGTCCTAGTATAGATGGGTTGTATTATAGTGCAAGTAGCGCAAAAAATGATATGTATGCTAAACCAAACACTGGTATGTTCAAGCGTTGCGAAAAAGAAGTACCTCATGTAAAATTTTCTAAGGGTTATTATGTAGGTGACAGAATTAGAGATTTAAAGGCCGCTCTAAAAATGGGTGCTAAACCTATACTTGTACGTACAGGACATGGTAAAGAAACTGAACAATTAATTAAAAAAAGATTTACATATAAAAATATTAGAAAAGCAACAAAAGTGTTTGACAATCTAGCCGCGTTTGTGGATAGCTTAGATGATAGTAATTAAAGACGATATTATTCCTTTAGATTTACAGGACTATTACCATACACTTGTATTTGGTAATAATAATGTTAATGCTATGTTACCACTAGTATGTAAGTATGAACCAACTGCGTATGACGGAAATATTTTACCTGTCAGTTTTGAACATGTTTTAAAAAGCAGTACAAAACTTACAGAACATTATGGTAACTTTAGTAAAGTACCACAAATTGTGTGTGCAAATTTAGATATAAATTTAATTGATATTATTGCGGCTAGACTTTTTATAACTGTGCCACACAAAACTAGTTTGGAACATTATGCTCCGCATACAGATCGTCCAGAAGAGCATTTAGGCTTAATTTACTATCTAAACGACAGCGACGGAGACACTGTATTTTTTGAAAATGAAAAAATCATAGAACGTGTGTCACCTAAAAAAGGACGTATAGTATTGTTTGACGGTAATACTTTACATGCAGGTGGATATCCTACAGACAAGCCTAGATGTATTGTAAATTATAACATTTACGCTTGAGCTTCACCCCATCTTAGAATTAAGTTAGCGCCTATGTCTGCACCAGATGTTTTATAAATGTTGATTGCAAGAACGTCTGGTCCATTCGGGAATGTACCTCTACCTCCAAGTGTAGTATTCGTAAGTTCTTTCAATTCTGCAAGACTTAAAGTTGCTCTTTCTCCTGGTTGAGATATAAATGAAAGCACAGTTTCACCTGGTTGTCCGTATGCAGGAGCACTAAATTCTAGTGTAATTGTGCCACTACCTTGTTGTAGTGTTCCTTGAGCCGCTTGGTTAAATTCAATTTGATAGTATTCTGTACCTGCAAAATCTTCCAATGAAATTTTGTTTATAACTGTACCAGCAGGCCAACTTGGATTTGAGCTGGTGCTACTTACTGCTGTGCCATTTGTGCCGCCGCTTGCTTCCCAGCTTGCTTTTGTAATAAATGCATTTGGAGCATTATTTAAATCACTGTGTGATTGGATTGTGTAGGCATTGCTTACATTTCTTTGAATATTTCCTGTAATATTTTGTGATATAAAGAAATAGCCATAGTTACTAGATGGACTAATATATCCACCAGTTATATAGGCACCGTTTGGAATATTGTTTCCAATAATTGTTTTACCTGTAACAATGTCTAACAAATTTGTACCAAAAGTTGTTCTATAATCAACAGCACTTACCCATATAAAACTATTACCATTGTTCGATCTGTTTTGACCTGAATCTAATACAGCTTGAATAGTTGCCTGTGCAGTAAGGTTAGCTGTAGTTGTTGAAGCACCAGTAGTCCAAGTAATACCAGTACCTGATGCTACTTGGGCAAAGCTAGGTTGACCACCTTGTGCAAGTGTACTTAGGCCTGACCAACTAATTAGATTAGGGTTGACAGGATAGTTTTGAGGATTTAGAATTCCTTCAACAACAATCGTTCCTGGGTCTGACGCAGTTGGTTGATCCGTAGTTATTTCCAAACTCTGTAGTAATAGTTGAGCTCTGTTAAGTAATTCTCTATCTCCCAGATCGCCTGGAATAGCATTTGACACACTAGGTGCTAGTCTAATCATAAACGCTGTTTGTCTAGAATTTGTTACGGTTATGTTTGTTTCTGTGTAACTGAAAATATATCCACGATCTTCATCAAACCCACCGTCTGTTATAAATGCTGAACCCCAGTGTGAAATAAGAGGTGTTGTTGTATTACTTACAAGTACAACTCCAGTTCTCTCAGTATGGCTAATTGCCGCTCCAGCTGTATATGTACGTTGTGCGCCTGATTGGAAGTTTGTTAGGTTAGCTGACCTAGTACAACCGGTCAACGTATTATTAGCTGTATCTAAACCTGTATATGCTACAAGTTCATTGTCAATGTATACAGTGCCTGCTTCTGGTAAAAACTCTACACTTTCTACAGGTATTGTTGTAACTGCATCATCGATGTCTGCTGAAAGTTTTGTATTTTGTCCTTCATTCGTAATTTCGTAACGTACAGGCAAGTTACCTGAACGCATATATGCTTCTGTGTTCACGTTTGAATTTCTAATTCTATGTGCATAAACAAAATTACCGTCTGCACCACGTACCATATAATCAATAAAACCTGCACCATACCATGAATACTCAATACCAATCATCTGCATTTTACTTGCTACAAAATTATATCCGCTTGGACCATTGCCGTCCATTGCATCTATATTAAAGTCTCTTTGTCTAACTTTTTTATCGCTAATTAAACATATTTTTGTACCTGTAGCTGTGTTTACACCTCGATAATCTGGTGAAACAGTCATTGTTGTTTGATCTACAACACTCGTTACTACATGTGTCATACCTCTGATAACAACTCTATCCCCAGCTTTTAACTGATCTCTAAATCTAGTGTTTGTTCCGTTAACTGTATTCTCATCAGGGTTAATAGTGCCTGTCCCTGAAACTTGTTTAGTAGCAGTACGTTGACATGCTAACAAGTTAGTGCCATCATATTCCCAATAGATTCCGTTTTGATCATCAAACACACCCGAACGCACTGTTGCACCGTGCCATTGATAAGTAGAAACTTGTGCACCAAAACTTAATACGGCAGTTGTGTCTCCAAGTCTATTTACTGCTGAAACTTCAAATGTTCTTTCACTAATTATATCATTAACGGTATACGTTCCGTTATAGCCTACAGTTTCTATTCCAATTAGTTGTACTTTAGCACCAATTTGTAAACCGTGGTCGTTATCGTCACAAGTTATAGTGATTGTTGAACCTACTTCAACTCCGTCTGATGTACAAGAACGTAAATCATAACTTGGAGCAAATAGGGCACCAGTAGTATACATAATACCTTTACCTGATTGGTAACGAATATACTTTTTACTCTGACGTATTGCTTGAGCACCATGTTGTGGACCGCCTGTACCTAGCTGTACACCACCGTCAAATGGTCTGTGTACAAAGAAAGAATCTGGTCTAGGATAAACTGTTCCTGTAATTTCATCATTTGAAGTATCTATTGAGCCTGCCGCTCTTGCTGTGTAAGTTAATGTTGTTGCACTAGGAACACTTGTAATTAGGAATGATCCTGCGCCTAAATTATGATTATTTGACCCGTCATCACTACCTACTGTAGTGATAAATGTATCTCCAGGCACAAGCCCGTGTGCAGTTGTAAATGTAATTAACAATGTTGCCAATGCACTAAAACTAATTTGTAATGTAGTTTGTAATTGTGCATCTGTTTGTGTATCAATTGTAAATGTTGAATACAGAGATAAATCATCGCCTGCATATGCCGCTCCGCTATAGGTATATGTTAACACTGCTCCAGCACTATCTACTGTTTGAACTGTTAACAGAATGTCATTTACAGATGTTGTTCCGCCTAAATTGCCGCCGTCTAAACGTATTTTGTTACCAGGTGCATAGTTACCGCCAGATGCATTTAATGATACTGTATATGTTCCTACGCTCGATGCCGCATTTGTTCCGTCTCTGACTACATCAAAACTTGCACCGTTACCTGTTGAACCAGCAACGTTTGCAACAACATTAGCAAAACTTGCTACATCTGTACTTGCACTTCCAGAATCTGTAACTGCTGTAATATCTCCTGTTGCACCTACTGTAGAAATTGTAATTGTAAGATCGTTAGTTGGTGTCGCACCAGCTAATTGGTTACCTGGTACAGTAAATGTTTGTCCTGCAAAATATTCTTGTCCGCCTTGTGCAACGGTTGTAGTGTAGGCACCACCTGAAAGTGCTACATTGAATGTTGCACCGTTACCTATCAAAGCAGTACCAGACTGATTATCTGCACTACCTACATTAGCCGCAGTACCTGCTATGCTTGCAGTCAACACTGCACCACTTCCATCAACTGTATCTATAGTAATTGTTGCGTCATTTGCCGGTGATGTGCCGCCTAAATCAGTACCAACAATAGTAACAGTATCAAGAGCCGCATAGTTTGCACCTCCATTACTTACTCCAACTGTATATGTAGTTCCTGTTCTAGTAACATCAAATGCACCAGCTGTACCACTACCGGTTGTTGTTCCTGCTAGTGCTGGATAAGTTACATTTCCGTCTGGCGCTGTTCCGCTTACAGTAAACGTTGTGATTCCGCCATCGCTATCTACTCCAGTCACTCTGATAATACAATCGTTTGTGCCGTCAACACCTCCACTAAACTGTGTTCCAGGTATTTTAAGTCTATCTTCTACTGTGTAATTTGTTGTAGCTTTTAATGATGTTCCGCTGGTACTAACTGTTAGTATAGGTCCAGCAACAAGTGTACTGTCATTGTCAACATCTGTTATAGTTAATGTTAAATCATTGGCAGGGCTTGCGCCGCCTAATTGGTCTCCAGGAATAACAATAGTTTGATTAGGACCATAGTCACTACCACCTTGATCAATAACTACACTATAAGTTTCTGCTAAATTGTTTACAGTTACATTAAATGATGCACCGCTACCAATTAAGTTTGTATGGTTTGTAATATTAGAAAAAGATGATGTATTGACTGCTGTGCCTGACTCAGTATAAGTTAAAATCTCACCACCAGTATCAACAGTATTAATTGTAATTGTTAAATCGTTAACTCCATCAACACCGCCTAATTGGCTTCCTAAAACAGTTATTGTATCACTTGCCGCAAAACCTGTACCTTGTTGACTAAATGTTGCACTGTAACCTGTGCCATTTGTATTAACATTTATTTGCGCTCCAATACCTGAGTTGTTAGTACTGTAAGTAACACCTGTATATGTATTTTGAGCATTCGCCGCTACACCAGCTATATTTACACCTGTTGGATATCCTTCACTATCTACACTTGTAACACTAATTTGTGCATCATTATTAGGAGTACTACCTCCAAGCTCTGTACCTGCAATTTTAATTATGTCGTTTATCGCATAACCTGTTACTCCAATAGTTTGTGGATCTACAGTAACAGAATAAACATTGTTAGTTTGAGTTATATTAAATATTGCTCCTGTTCCTGCGCCGCCTGTTGAAGTTCCTGTAACATTATTATATACAGGATCAGAAAGTGTGGCTGTAAATACATTGTTTGTATAGGTTATATCAAATATTCCACCTTGTCCATTACCATGATTATAATTTCCTGTAATGTTTGCAAAGTTACCAGTTCCGTTAAATGCACTACCAGAGATTGTAGCTGTTAAAATCTCTCCTCCAGTATCAACACTATCTACTGTAATTTGTGCATCGTTTGTAGGAGTAATACCTCCTAAAAATTCACCTTGAATTTCTAATACATCGTCTACTTCATAGTTTTGTCCGCTGTTAGCAATAGCTTGTATAGTATAAGTACCGCCGGATCTGCTAATATCAAAGGTTGCTCCAAAACCTAAACTTACAACATTAGTACCTTCTATTGCTGTGTATGTAACCAAGTTGCCTGAAAAGTCACTTGTTATCCCTGTGTTAAAATTAATTGTGTTTCCAACAACAGTGTTAACAAGCATTGCTTGACCATCACCTCTATCTGCCGCTAGATTTTGTACAACTCCTGCTGTATCTTGAACTGTGATAGCTGTTTCACCTTCGTTAAAATCTGCTGTAACTACAGGTGTAGTAACAACACCACCAGTTCCTACTCTACCAGTTATCTGTGTACCTAGTGGAATACCGGTATCGGCTGTTACCGGAGCACCTGTTTCTGGTGCACCTCCACTAACAACAGTAAATGGAATAACATCTTCACCTGACGGAACAATAAGGGCCGGAGCAACAACTCCGTTAGAACCTTGGCTTGTAACACTAAACGTAGGTACACCAATATCTGCACCTGTATAAAAACCTGCTTTTCTTAACTGCGTAGATTCAGATTGTAAACTATCACCGTCTGTAGTACCAACTTTTGCTTTTGCATAAAAAGTAAAACTAATTGAGTTAGGCACTGTTGTGATAATGAATGCACCTTCAGCTCTACTATATCCAAATGTTTGTGGATTTAATCCTTTTAATGTTATAGCATCACCTTCTACTAAGCCGTGAGCGCCAAGTGTAGTAACCGTAATTAGTGAAGAACCTACATCATTTGTTCCTGAACTTGCATCTGTTATAACTTGACTAACGTCAGTTTCTGTTCCCGGAACTTCGTACACAGATGGATAGCCTCTCATAGTTGCGATAGCACTCCATTTAGTTGGCTGTAAACCATACTCGAAGTCAGCATCAAGCATTGATAACGGTTCTGCTGTTCTGTTTCTTTCAATAGCATCAGTACCAAACTCATAAGGTCTAATTACAAGCTCATCATTGTCGACAAAAATTTGTAATTTATTTGTACTTAAACTTGTACTGGTACTTGTGTTAAAAAATACTTTTGTAATTGCATCTGCTGTATCTAAAAAAGCTGGAAAGTCTGGATCTGTTTCGTAAACTACTCCGTTACTAGATGTAAATGTTGTAAGTTCAGTTACGCCACCTGTATTAGCGTCATTAAATGAATAGATTACTTTGTTTTCTACAGTGTCAGTTATAAGCAAAATATCACTACTGTCGTAGTTGCCTATAAACTTAACATAACCTGCACCCGTATCTTCAAAAGTAGGTAATGCAGTAAGTCCGCCGGCAATAACATCTAAAACAATACTGTTGAGTGTGTCTATTCTATTATCTAATGCACTTTCAGCATCGTCTCCTGAAACAGTTTGAACTGTTCCTGTTTGTTCAGCTGGATATGCTTGTTTGTCCCATATGTATTCTTTTATAACAAATTTAATCCAAGCGTGTGTATCTAGTTCAGGATAACGTGTGCCGTCAACCTGTGCTACTGTACCTTCCCAATATTTTCCTGCATAGTCATAAGTTTTACTGTTTCCGCCATAGCGTAAGTCAAACAAATAAGCTGACAAAATAAAGTTAACATCTCGTTCACACTTAGATTGGTTATATGTGTAATCTTTGAAAGCATTATCTGTAGCAATAATTGTTGCTAAGTTATTGTCAATATCTGTTGCGGCCGCTTGGCCACCTGCAGACTCTCCAGTAATATCTGGAGCAACATCACCTGGTAAAGATGCTACAGTACCATTCGAAGTTACTACCTGAACATCATCAACTCTTGCTTGTGCATAGTTACCTTCAGCTGTACTTGCATTGACTCCAGTGCCATTTTGTGTAAGACTGTTACCTTCAGATACTGTAACAGTATCACCTTCTATTACCTGTTTGATAACTACACCTAGTCTAGAAAGTCCTTCGCCTAATAGTGTTCTGTTTGCAGATGGCGTATTAACAAATATATAAGTCGCGATTGCATTTGACAAAATATTAGATTGATGTACTAAATCAAATTGTACACAATCAATTAAAAGTCCAATATCTGTAGAAAAATTTGTATCTGTAGTAATTGCATTTCCCGGAGTATCTGTATCTATGTATGCTTTTACTTCTTCAATTAAGAATGCTCTGTTATTTGTAATTCTAGTTTTTGCATATCCTAAATTTACTGTGATTCCTGCTGGATCTGTAATATTAAGTGTTGGAGACGTGCCTCCATCTGAAATAGAATTTATGTTTGTAATTGTAGTTTCTATATTAGTTTGAAAAGTTCCAGTCACATTTGATAATGCACTTAAACTTGTTTTAATTCTGTCTAAAGTTCTTTGTCTAAGTAATTTTGTTGTATCGGGTTTTCTTGATTCAACTTCCCCGTACAATCTTTGTGCGGCATTTCCAAAAAACATGTCAAACTTGATACCATTAATAATATCTACAAGTTCTAATGCATATGTATCTGCATCTGTAATTCTGTTTAAAATAAATGCTGAAGTTTCTGCAACTAAAAAACTTTTGTTGTTGTTTAAAAGAGCATAACCATTAGGATATAAATTTTCTGTGTACCCTATTCCAGGTTTAAATTTATAGTTATTAATCTTTCTCTTCGCCATTAATTATACCCCAAGTGCAATCGCTAATGCTGTAGCTGTGTTATCTGTATATATCTTATTACTTATGCCATTTGCAGTAGTAGGTTGTGTGTTTACTGAACCAGTTGTAAATACTGCTGAGCTCGGCGTTGTAACTCCTATAGTGGTGTTGTTTATAGATGTATCTTTAACAGGCAATGTTGTACCATCTTCTTCTACTACACCTATTAATCCGTTGTTGACAATAATATCAATTTTATTGCCAGCATCTAAAACAATATTTGTTTGTGAATTAATTTCTGCAACACCTCTACCATCGATAATCAAACTATCACCGGTTAACTTACCTTCAACTTTAAAGTCTCCAGAAACAGTACCATTACCTGAGACTGTAAGCTCACTTGCTGTTAAATTTTGTAGAGTAGTTGTACCAGTTGCAGTTAGGTTTGCAAAAGTAGCATCTAGTGCCGCAGGATCAGTTACAGTTATAACACCAAACGGATTACCATCTGCATCACCATATCTTAATGTATCAGGTGCATCACCTGGAACTTGGAAAACAAACTTACCAGATGTTTTACCTTGAGCATCTGCTCCATTCGTTATAGATCCATCATCAGCAGTATGTTCAATTCCTGTGCTATATAAAACATTACCTGTTGTTAAAATGTTCCAAGTACCTGTTGTGATAGATAAAGTAAACGAATAACTTGTTCCTCTTGTAAGTGTAATTTCGGGATTATCTCCTGCACCTACAGTAAAGTCATTACTTGTAAATCTAAAATTTCCACCCGTTGTAGTTACACTATAATCACCAGAAGCGCCGCCACCGCCGCCGGCTCCTGCCGCATTAATACTTGTTGCAGTTATGTTTCCGTTTGCATCAACAGAAAATCCAGGACTTTTAAATCCAAACTCTGATTCAAACTGACGATTATCAACTGCCATTAATTCTTCTCCAATATAATATATTTATCCGTATACAGTTTATGTATGACTTCTAAAATATTGCGCCGCAAAGAATGCTTTTGCGCCTTGTTCAGCAGTTGTTTTTGGATTTAGAACAAGTTCTACATATGAATCTGTAACAGTAGCACTTACATCAACAATATCACCATTCGTGCTAGTGCGTCCGTACACAACTATGCTTGCTTTATTAGGTGTTGCAGAGACCAAACATTTAATAATTTCTTTTCTGTCTTTTCCTAATTCTACATTGAGTGTATATTCTGCACTAGAAAAATCACCTACATGCCATCTGTCAATAGGTAGATTACTATAAACCTCTTGCCATCGGCCTGCATAAGAAAGTTGTGCATTATTAGCTAATAATACAGTGTTACGTAAACCTTTTTTGAAATATTTGTTTAAATCAATCATAATAAACTCGCTTTGTAGTATTTATCGGAGTTTACTCAAAGCCTAAGATGGATTTTTAATTGTAATTAATTTTCCATATTCTGCTAGGTATAGATATTCTATTTCACTATTTTTTAAGGTCCATATAGCATCTTCAAGTTTTTCAACTAAAGGTTCACCACCTAGATTGAAGCTAGTGTTAAATACAATAGGTAATCCTGTTTTTTCTTTAAATTTTGATATTAGATCATAATAATGTGGATTCTGTTCTCTAGTAACAGTTTGAATACGGCATGTACCATCAATATGAATAATACTAGGAATTTTTTCTGCTATACCATCTTTACAATTCACAGCATACATCATATGCGGACTATCTTTCATTCCTCGTAGATCGAACCATTCGTGTACATCTTCTGCTAGAATAGATCCTGCAAAAGGTCTAAAATATTCTCTACGTTTTACTTGATTAACATAATCCTTACCATCTTCAAAACTAGGATCAAATAGCACACTTCTATTACCCAATGCTCTTGGTCCGTTTTCGCTTTGTCCTTGGAAAATTGTTACAATGTTTTTTTCTGTTAATAAATCTACAATATCTTCAAGTGTAGCATTTTTCATTTCAATGCCATCTTCATTTGTTAGATCATTTAACTGTTGATCTGTATAAAGATATCTTGGTCCTAGATATAAAGTTTGCGTTTGACGCTTTTCTATTTCATCTTCTAAGCCATACCAGAACATCATTGCCGCGCCCATTGCAGTACCAGCATCATTAGATACAGGCTCTACATAAAGTTCTATACCTTTTTCACGTAAAGTTTCTAAGTAGTAATAATTTGCTACACAATTTAATCCGTAGCCACCACTAAGTACAACTTTATTTTTGCCAGTCATTTCAACAGCTTTTAAAATTAATTCTAGAACTTTTTCTTGTGTTTCTGTTTGTACAGCATACGCAATGTCTCTTCTACTTTGTAATAGTGTTACATCTTCATTAGGTTTAGGAACTTCATTTAATTCTTTATACAACCCTGCATTTATGAATGCACCGTTAGGATAGTTAGGTACAACAACATTCCTATTTGTTAACGGATAGTCTACATCTTCTTCAAATAATTTTGGAAAATTATCGTTTGATTTACCATAAGGAAATAACCCCATAGTTTTACCTGCTTCAATACTTGACCAACCACAGTACATTGTAGCCGCTTCGTATGCTTTTACAATACCTGCTCTATCACTTACAATAGCTGTATGTGTTTTTCCGTTTTCTCCAAACTGTTTACTGTCCATTTCAACAATGCCGCCTTGGACAGGTTCTCTAACTCCATAAACTTTATGTAAGGTTGTAAAATTGGACGGATATTCGCAGTCAATAATACTTTCTGTTTCCCAACTCATAATTTGTTCATTGTTAATACCTAGAGGAACAAAAGTACCTGCGCCATCTACAATAACACTAACTGCACTATCAAATCCACTACGATAAAACGCACAAGCACTGTGTAATTTGTGATGCATGAATGCTAAGTCAATTACTTGAGGATGCTCCATAGTGTATGCATTTGCTTTTGCATCAATTAATCCTAATTTACGAGCTAAACCTGTATATACATCATCTCCACTATAATCAACTCTTCCGGCAGTTTCTGCTAATGGTTGTGTGTGAGCTACAACCAAATAATCTAGTTTGTCTGTGTATTCTAAAATTTTTACCATTGAAGCAAAAGGACCGCCGTCGTATTTCTGTCTACTTAGTCTCTCCTCTTCAATTGAAAAAACTACTTCTCCGTCTTTAAGTAAACAAACACCTGCGTTATGACCTCGTGCTATGCCTGCTATCCAAACTGGTTTGCTCATATTAAAATCCTCTGTAATCTGTTCTCCAGTCTAAAGTTTTATCTACACTTTCACAAAAGTAATCAAAATCTTTATGACTGTTTTCATATAAGTTGTTTACATTATCTATCCAATTTTTTGTTTTCTCGGCTAGATTCTGGTTCATGCCTAAACTAGGTAGTACATGTGTTTTAACATAGTCTGCATGTTGTAATACTGTGGGATGTTTATCATCTGTAAATGTAGGACTATTATGGCTTTTAAATTTATAAGGTGGTGTACTATGGTTCCATGCAAAAGTTCCAATAGGTATAATCCAGTCTTTTTTATTTTCAAATATTTTTTGGTATATTTTCAAAGAAGGTACATCTTTCCATAAGTTAGACTGCGGTGTTTTTTCTCCATGTTCGTCTACTGGATAATCACTATTCATTTTATGGATATATCCCATACTAGTCATACGCCAAGTACAACCTATACTACGCAAAAAATTTTGAGCTAAGAGTATATGATTACAAGTGTGCATCATATAACTATTTTCGTCCCAAAATGTTTCTATCCAGCGTCTATCAAAAATATCTTGATTAATATAATTAAAAATACTACCAGAAGTTTTCCAACCAATACCTTTTGCTACTTCGTGTCGTTGATCATTAGTATGCCAGTCATGTCTTAAATGACTTGTCCATTGAATTACAACAGTATCATTTTGTGTTAGATTTTCTCTAGCATGTAATTCTGCAAGACGTTCTGCAATAGCAGTATTGCCTAAACCTGCAAATGCCCAATTTTCATAATGGTCAAAGTGATTACCTAACATATCAGCCCATGTAGGCCATGCATAATTTGTAAATGAGCAACCTATTGAAAATAAGCGTTTCATTTTTCTTTGTCAGGATCTATTTCTCGGTTGATAACGCCTACTAGATATTTAATAATTTCATCATTCATAGCCATTATATTTTCATTATGTCTTGTAGTACCTTCATCCATAGTAATTCTAATAGGATCGTATATCCTATCATTCATTCCTAGATCTACAATTTTTAATGTTTCTTGATTAGGATAACTTACATTTATAGGAAAAGTACTTCCTATTACTGCTGTAGTTGGTGTATCAACTGCATACGATAAATGTTGTCCTACGCTGTCACATCCTAAAAAATGATCTGCAAATTTTATTAATCCAACCCATTGTCTTAAACTTAAACCTTCAGGCATAGCTACCTCGTGTTTAAGTCCCTCGCCTTTGAGTTCTATTTTTAATTCACTCATCATTACTATGCCATAATCTTTTTCTAAGATTTTTAATAATTTTTTTACATCTTTAAATTCAAAACTTCTTGCTGTATGGTCAATAGGTGTATCGTCTATTATCTCAATTCCTCTACCAAAAGGTTGGAAAACTATAATTTTATCTTTCTTTAATTTTTCTTTAACTTCATTTACTAGTTTTCTACCTACCAGTAATTCATCTTTACTTAACTTTAAGTATGGCTTAGGTAATTCTCTAACACCTTTATTGTTTAAAATAATATCAAACGCTTGTGCCAAACTACATTTTTGATTATAGTATTCCCACACTTGGTATGGTTCTGGATTAACAACTTGTCTGTGTTTTATGACATCTTTAAATAAATTTTTATGCCAAGGATCGTATGCTTTTTCATGTAGTACAGGATGACCTTTAAACATATCTGTACCGCCTTCGCATACAATTACAAAATCATCATCACCTGATTCTTTGGCGTATAGTTCTAATGCTGGTATTGAACAAAGCATACGGCCAGCACCTCCGTTTAAGAAAAAGGCTTTTGATCTTTTTGTCATATTAAATTTTCTCCATTAAAAAACCGGACTCAACAGTATATATTCTTAATATAGGTTAAGTCCGGTTAATATTGGATAGAGAAATTTTTAAATTATGCTGTATCTGTGTCTGGATCAAAGTAGTATGGCATTACTGTTTCTGGGAAAGGCCATTTCCAGTGATTAATACCAGCATACAATGTGTCAACATTTTCCAACCAAGTACAATGATTAGTCATTAGTGTACGCTCTTCATCTGTAAATGTTTGGTTAGAATCTGCTAAAGCACGTCTCATACACGCCGCAATATTTGCGTAGCTTTGTACTGTGCTTTCTCTTGAATTTACATGTTCTCTAAAGTTTGGACCTGACCATGTGCTTGTTTCATGATTGTAATACAAGCTGTCTGCCCAATAAATGTTTGGTAGCATTCCAGTAGTACCTTCGTATATGTGGTTATACGTAGATGTATCTCCGTTTGCATCTGTAATAGTTTCTTCATAATCAGCAATATCAGCATGTTCATATTCGTCTGTCATATATGCCGCTCTTAGGCACATTGCATCGCTTTCTGAAGCATCAATTACGATATAATCATAATCATCCTGCTCGTATCCTGCTGGATCAAGTTCTTTCGCATCAGCTTTGTCACCTCTGCCAGCTTCTCTTACTTGATCATCATCTCTGTCTACTTGACAAAGAATGTATCTCGGACCTGTATAGGTCATTTCAAATGTCTTACCAGCGTCCGTTGTTGTTTTGTACGGTTCGTCTGGATAAGCAACTGTTATTGTTTTTCTAATAGGCATTTCTCTATCTCCATTTAACTTTCTACATATTTGATTCTAATTAAGGCATCGCCGCCTGCCCAACCATTGTCGCGAACACCGCTACATGGACTCGCCGCTGGACCACCTGAACCGTGTGGTACAAACATTGAACAACCTTGTGTGTCATAACACTGACACTGTCTGTTTCCATCCCAACATTCAGACCATAAAGTACCTGAACCTGGCATTCTCGACAAACTATTTAGTGCATTGATATAGCCATTAAGTGCCATACCGGACCATTGAGCGTGTCCATTATCACTGTCCATTGAATATGATGCTACACCGCCGCACTCACTAAACATTCCTGGAGGAAGTGCAGTATGATGAATAGTTGAACAGTTACAGTTTGGATAGCAGTGCCAAAATGTTACACAACTAAGTACGCCATCTCTGTTTACATCTCCACCGTAAGCCTGGTTACACCAACTATTTGTACATCTGTTACAAACAATACCGCAGTAACCGTTGTATGATGTATTACACCATGAGTTTGCCGCAAAACAGCATCTACGTGCTGTACCAGTTGTACACCAACTTGCTCCTGACCAACCGCCTTGAGCACACATACAGCCATTTGATCCGCTGTTACCTTGCCAACATACCCTGCCAGGTTCTGAACATCCTCTATGGCAAAGTGAATTATTTCTACAACTCTTTCCAGCATGTCCACAAATCCAGCATCCTGCCGCTACTGTAATTGCTTTTTTGGCATATGCACCTGAGTTTCCTGAAATGGTTGCTGAACAACAGCACATTCTAGATCCTGATCCGCCTGCACCAATAACTTCAATTTCTACGTCACCTGTTCCTGGAGAAATCCAACAAAAACATCCTGGGTATGTAGTATAAGAAGCAACCGTTGAATAAGCAAACACCTTTCCTTTTTCGATGTTTTCTTCTTGACTTGTTCCACTTCTGGATACTAAAATACTTTTTAAACTTGCCATTTCTTACCTCTACGATTCTATAAACTTAATTCTTAATGCTCCCATACCACCTCTGGTAGCATGATCTCTCACACCTGGGCATGGTTGAGGTCCAGGACCACCAACACCGTATGGCAATGTACTCATACATCCGTTTGTATTGTAACAGCCACAGCTTGTATCACTTCTATAACAACCCTTCCAAGGAATACCGTGTCCTGGTGATTTACCTGCTCCGTTAATCATTGCAATAGCTTCTAGTTGACCACCTCCTGACCAACGAGCGTGAGCTGAATCACCTGCCATTCCGTAGGATACAAATCCACCACATTCTGCAATCATGCCCGGAGGAAATGCAACAAATGATCTAAACAGACAAATACATTGTGGATAGCAACCATGGAATCCCATACACCCTATATTTCCGCATCTGTTAATATCACCGCCATATGCAATAGCGTCCCATTGTCCTGTACACTGATTACAAATTGTTCCGCAGTTTGGTCCTGTGTTAGTGTAACAAAATCCGTTTGCTCTAAAGCAACAGTACATGCTCGGAGACGTTGAACAAATACTTACACCACCTTTACCACCTCTAGCACACATACAACCATTACTAGTTGTACTAAACCAACAAATCATTGTAGGTTCTGAACAACCTCTAAAACATAGTGCATCAGAATTACCACAAGCAAATCCTGTACAACCCGTAATAGTATTGCTCGAACTCATAGAAATTTCTTTTCTTGAATATGATCCTGAATTACCTGGAATTCCTCCACCGCAACAACACATTTTTGCACCGGAACCACCAGCACCCCAAATTTCAATTATTGCTGTACCATTACTATTTGGACACCAACAAATTTGTTTACAAAATTTTGTATAAGTGTTACCCTCAGTAAAACTGTAGATACGCCCCGTTTCAAGGTTGTCTTCTGTACCTGCGGGTATCTTAGCTTTTAATAACGCTTCTAATGATGCCATATCTACTTTCCTTTACTATCTATTATACTGCGCCAACGATCCAACCGTATGTTGATCCACTGTAAATCAAAGTTACAATAGCACCGTTAACATCAATTGTTAGATTGTCTGCCGCGTCGTTAATTTCACTTCCGTTACGAGCAACAGTAATATTATTACTTGCCGCGTTGTTTGCAATATCAATAATTTGTATTGTGTCATCAACAAGTAAAGTTGCGTTTGCCGGTAACGTGACTGTATAAGCGCCGCCTGATGTATCAACTAAAAGTCTGTCATTAACTACAGCGTCTACGCTTCCACTGACTGTCTTGGTAGTAACCCCAGCAGTACCAGTTGTTGTTATGTATCTTCCCATGGTTTTATCCTTCTCCTATTGTATTTATGCCGTTGAGGTTTCTATCCCCATAGCTACTGCCGATATATTTGCGCTTGAGCTATAAACTACAATTTTTTGCCCAGCCGCTAGTACTATACCTGTACGTTCTAAAACACCTTTTGATAATATTTCAGTGTTATATTCTATATATTCGCTGTTTATTGGAACATCAGCGGCCGCTACAGCCACTCTTACAGCGGTAGCTTGGTTACCTCTATTGCAGATGTTAACACTTGCTACAGTATACGTATCTGCTGGACACGTATATACGGTAGTATTTGTACCACTTGCTAAATCCGCCGCTCCTATTCTTCCTGTTGCCATTTTTTTGTCTCCGTTAGTTTAGTAGGAACATTTGTAGTGCTACTGGTGCACCATCTATGCCGCCTTTAAAGTTTACTGTGTTTTCTATATTTATCTTACCGCCGGACGTTGTTGAAATTTGATCTCCTGTAATTTCAACCACACCTGCTGTTACACTGTTCACATTCAATGTAGCAACACCACCACCAATTTGTGATGTGATGTAAGTTTTAATAGCCTTTTGTGTAGGAACAATACTGTCCGAGTCTGCACTAAACGTTCCGTCAGTGCTAAATTCAGTAATTACTGCTCCTGCTCCACCAAGTGCCACACTACCCAGTTGTAGCTCGTTCAAACCTGAAATGTTAAACGCTTCAACGTTCAATGTTGCAATACCAGTTGCCTGTTCAACATTAAACAATCCACCAACTCTAAAGTTACCATCTTGGTCAGTGGATGTATAGAATACTCTTCCTCCACCGAAATCATTAGTTTCTCTATCAGGTTGAGGAGCTGATAATGGATCTCCTGGATAATTTGTTTGTGTAAAGTTACCAGTACCAATATCAAGGAAATCGTGTCCAGTTAAACGAACTTGTGAATATCTACGTCTAATTGTAATTTGATCTTGATGTGGTGGTCTTTCGTCTGCTTCTAATGCAGGACTAATTTGTAGTAGAGCTTGATAAGGACTATTACCTGTTAAGTTTGTAATTGACACTAGTTTAAACCATCTGTTAGGTAAACTTGCAAATTCAACATTTGCACCTTTTTGTGGTATACTACCTAAATTATCAACTCTTATTTTTGTTCCTAATTGTCTAATATCTGCAAAACCGTCACCAACAACTTCTGCACTTGCTGTAACAAATCCTGTACCTCTGTTAGAGAATGTAGGCTGTCCTAAAACTCCGTTTCCTATTCTTACAGTGTGAGGAACAAGAACTGTAGAATTTGGATCAATAATAGTCATTTGTGGAGGTGAACTATATCCACTTCCTGGTTCGATTATTTTGACTTCAACAACTTTTTCGTCTGCAACTCTTGCACGACCTCTTGCTCTTGTACCGCTAGATGGAGCATCAAAAATTACTCTTGGTGTAATATCATATGCAGATGTTGCATCAAGTGTTGCTTCAATAGCGTTACCAATAATATGTTCCCATCCCGGTGTACCATCTGATTCTTTTGTTATAGTAGCAATTTTTGTTGCCGCATCAAAAGTATCAATTACACCGTATTGACCTGCACCTAGTCCACTGACTAGATAGATCATCATTCCGTTGTATGCTCCTGTAGGTTGTACATCAGTTGCCGCTAGTGTAATTTGCGTTGTATTACCTGCTTGTGCATTTGATGCAGTAGTTACAAAACCATCTCCACCGTACACTGTTGAATCTTCTTCAAGTTGTACTTCAAATACACCACCATTTCTAACTGTAACACCACTTACTGCCGCTCCAAAACCTTCACCAGCTAGTGTATATCTAGTTGCCGCTCCTATGGTATCAACATCAAATGTTAAGTCAGCCGCTCCGCCGCCTCCTAAAAGACTATCTGAAATAGTAATAGTATCTGTTGGAGCATGTCCTGTACCGCCTTTGATAATTGTAAGTAATTCTATTTCACCAACATTACCTACTGTAACATCAAATTCTTGTCCAGTACCAGATCCTGCACTAGAACCTACTATACCTTTGTATGTTCCAGGTGTTCTAAGATTATCAGTACCGCCTATGTTTGTTATACTTACGATTGCTGTACTTGTATCTGTATAACCAGTACCAGCATTCAAATATTCTAATTGTAAAATTTCATTAGCACCGTCGGTTTGTACAAAAGCTATTTGTGCTTCTAATTGTTGGTTGTCAACTTCACCTAAAATAGGAACTTCAGTTTGATCAATACCTTCTGCTACTGAACCAAAGTCACCATAAGAATTGTTACCATTTGTAGCACGTATTTTACCACCTTCTTCTGCTAGATAACCGATATGACAGTAGTATGTAAACACTGAAACAAGTTCTGAACGTCCTAGATTTGTTACCCAGTAACCAATACCATCACTTAGAATTTGTGTAAAGTCGTTAGCAACAATTGAGTCATTACCACCGTCGTGTAAGTTTCCATCAACTTTCATTCCAATACATGCTGTACCAAAAGTTGATACGTTTTGTACATAAGGTGATTTGTTTTTAATCCATACTGCTTCGTGTGTTGGACCCCAACCTGGGTCAAGTGACACATAAGCACCTGCTGTTGGGCGTTTTGTACCGTAAGCATTTGCTACTGAAAGGTTACCAACAAGTCCTGTTAGTGTACAGTTTCTAAGTCCTGTAGCATTTCTCATAAAGAAAACATCATTTAATGTACTACCGCCTACACTGTTTGTATAATAAAGTGCCGCAAGTAATGATTTATAGTTACCAGTGTATTTCAAATCAAATTTGACTGCATCAATGTATGCTCTTACATCTCTAGAACATGCCGCAATATCGTATGTATAAGCTGGATATGTTACAGCAATATAAGCATGTACTTCTGCTACTATAAAATCTTTGTTTTGTTCAAGTACTTCAATAGCATATGTGTAATCTGTAGACGTTTCAGGAGTATTTGAACCACGTTTAGTTGGTTCTGTAGAATCTCCTGTCGCACCATTGATTGCCCAATCAATATAATCATAAATTTCTTGGAATAACGCCGCCGCCGCTGTGCCTGCTCCTGCACTACCTGCAGGTCTTGAAGTAACTTGTGTTTCTGCGTTGCCTGCTGATTTTGTAATGGAAACGTTTGTTACAATATCACTAGCAATATCTCTTATTCTTGCTATCGATGCTAAACTATAGGCAACATCACTACCCGCTACTAAACTACCTGCTGGAGATATTTTAGTTGAACGTAATTCGTCTCCTACAACCGCAGTATCTTCAGGTACTATAATCGGAAGTACTTCGTTGTATTGTCCAGTTTTTACAAAAATTGTTTTGTTTGCTTTAAGTTCTGCTGGAACATTATTTGTATTTCCTGCTGTAATTGCATCTGTAATAATATCAAACAAATTAGCTACAACAGTATCTATATTATTTGTAGTATATCCTGTTGGTTTAACCTGTGTAATAGGACTTGCAACAGAATTTAATGTTTGGTAATTGTTAGTAGGGTCAGTTTTTTCTAAAACATTTTGAATAACAGTTTCTGCATATTGTAAAGCCGCTACTGTTTCAGCTTCTTGTCCGCTAATATAACTTAAACCACCTGTAGTAAAGTAAGATAATGCTGATTCTCTTGATCTAACATTACCACCATGACTGATGTCCCATGCTATTGCATCAACAATAATACCTGTATCTCTACGACACTTATCTTTATTGTATGTAAATGCACCAGTAAAAGGTGCAATGGCATTTGCTATTTGATAGTCAACCCATTCTACTGTCTCTGCCTGTATAAATGCTCTATTTACTTCCATTAGATATCTATCATCAGCATTTGCAGATCCTAATTCAATTTGTTCACAAGCAAATCTTACTGTTTTGAATGGTCTATCTAACGTAATACCTCTATCAGGTGTTCTATTGTCAACTCCACTTTGTGTGTCAACATAGTATACATGATTAATCGAACCAAAACTTGTCCATTCTGGTGCATCACCTGCATCATTTACTTTTAAAACTTGTCCTGGACTTCCTGCTGGTAACCTAACTGGACCAGAGCCTCCATAATAAACAATATCACCTGCTGTAGTTAAATTTCCTGATTCTGCACCGCCACTAAAGAAATTCCAATAAGTGCCTGCAACATCTGTAGCAGGATCATTAACACTATTGCTTGATGTATGTTCAAGAACACAGATGTAAGAATTTACACCTTGTTGCACTACGTCACCTTTGTTATAATCAGTAGCATCTGTCCAAGTATCTTTCCAACTTGCACCTTCATTTAATTTTTCCCAATATGTAGTATTAGGTGGTTTGATGCCGTTTGAATTTGCTATTGCAAGATATGTCCAACCTCCGAGTCTTACAACGTCACCTGTTCTGTAATCTTGGCTAGTAGAATCATCACCCCAATCTCCGCGGAGATTAAATCCTGTAATGAAAACATCCCAGTGTGTAGGTTGTTCTGCTGGTTTTTGTTGTGAGTTATTTGTTTTAGCAATATAAGTGTAACCACCGTATGTTACAATATCACCAATTTGATAATTTGAATAAGGACCCCAAGTGTCCTCGAATTCTAATCCTGGAACAAACACGGCCCAATTTGCCTCATCGGCTGTTAAATTTGGAGACACACTAGATGTATGATAAGTTGTACAAATCCAAATTGTTCCTGAATCTTTTACAACGTCATTAATTTTATAGCGTGTTGCACTTGTCCAATCACCTTTGTATTCAATTCCTTTGTGATAGTAATCCCATTTAGACTGATCAGCTTCAAGTCCTAATGTTGCAGTTGCGGCAGACGTATGTCCTTGATTACAATTATATACCTGACCGCCGTACTTAACTAAATCGCCAACTTTATATCTTGTATTAATTGTCCAATCTGCTTTCCAAGCAAAACCATCACTAATAACATCCCATTTAGCTTGATCAACTTCTAAACCAGTAACTATATCAGCCGCACTAACATGATAAACTGTACATATGTAAACTCTAGAACCATATTTTACAATATCGTTAACTTTATATCTAGTTGCGTTTGTCCAGTCACCTTTGTAATCAAAACCTTCTCCAAATAGATCCCAGTAGGCTGAAGTACTGTCATCTCCTAAATTACTTTCTAATCCACCAATAGTATCTGTGTCTGAAATATGTCCTGTGTTTGCAATATATAACTGACCGCCATATTTTACAATATCATTAATTTTATAAACTGTTTGTGGAGCCCAATCGCCTCTCCATGTTTGACCGTCTGCAAACTGTTGCCACTTAGGTGTTGCATCATTTAGATCCAACATAAAGTCAGTCTGCGAAATGTGTCCTACAACACACATAAACGTTCTACCGCCATATCTTATTACATCGTCTTTGTAATAAGTTGTACTTTCAGACCATTCGTCCTTCCATATAAAACGTATTCTACCAAGTTTAAATTCAGCCATTGATTACTCCAGTGTATGTTATATTTATCATATCTTATTCTTCCACAAAGTTTCCGCCTACTGCGCCAACGCCACCAAATCTAAAGTATGCTTGTGCCGCAATTTCACCATCAACTCCTTGTTTAAAGTTTACAGGTACTAAAGTACTAATTGAACCTCCTAGTACTTTGAAAATTTTATTGCCTTCGAAGCTAATATTACCTGCATTAAGTCTGTTTACTTTCAAATCAGATCCACCTGATGATACTCTAGATTGTACATATGCGGCAATAGCTTTTTGTGTTGGAACAATGTTATTACTGTTTGCCGCAAAGGTTGGATCAGTTGAAAATTCTCTAACCACAGCACCTGTACCACCTAGTACAACACCGCCTAGTCTAAGTTCTTCTAAACCATCTAGTTCAAAGAATGCCGCATTAATACTAATTGTACCTGTAGCCTGTTCAACTTCAAATAGTTCACCAACTCTAAAGTTACCGTCTTGGTCTGTACTTGTATAGAACACACGACCACCGTTGAATTGTACAACTTCTTGGAACTGTTTTGGTTCAGCATTTGCATCTGGATCGTATCCAAACACATATAATCCTGGATAATTTGTACTTCCAAAGTTACCTGTACCTATGTCTAAGAAATCATGTCCAGTCAATCTAATTTGACTGTATTTTTGTCTTATAACAACATTTTCTCCGTGAGTTGGAGCTTCTGCTCTACCTAAATTAGGACTAATTTGAAGTGTTAGATTATAGTTACCTACACCTCCACTAGATTCTTTAATTTTAACAACAAAATATGTAACATCGTCAATGCCGCCTATGGTAATATTATCACCAGGTCCTGGAAGTTTTGAGATTCCAGTAACTATTAATTCATCTGCAATTTGCAATAGATCTGCATAACCGTCACCGCTGACTGTAGCACTAGATCTAAAGTAGTTACTACCAAAATTAGTTATAGCTGGTTGTGATAGCACACCATTGCCTACCCTAGGATTAACTGTTACATCTGATGTTTTTGTATTATCAAAAACTGTTACAGTTGGAGTGTCTGTGTAATTTGATCCTGTCTCGTGTATGTAAAAAGATCCTATTCTACCACTTGCAACAGACGCTCTAGCCAAAGCTGGTGTTCCGTAATTAATTTTAACAGCATTTGCTTCTGTAGCAGTAGGAATAATCCATACTCCATTTTGTGTTGCAATAACACCTCCGCGTTTTTCAAATGCAGAGTCAACTAGTTTAGATGTCCAATGAAACCCGTCTCTACTTACTGCAATAACATCTGATGATGCGCCTGTATCACTTTTTGGACATAAAAATGTACCATTGTTCCATGCAATGCCTGACCATTCGCCTGGCTCCATAGATCCTTCGTACCAAGTTATACCATCATAGCTTACTGCTGTTTCTGCTACTGAACTATCTGTTTTATTTGTAATTGCTACAAATCTGTCTTTTGCAAAAGTTACATGGCTCCATGCGCTAGTTGCTGGCAACGTACCTGCTGTCCAATTTGATCCATCATCTGTTGAATAGACATAGTTGTTGCTTCTATTACTATCAGTACCTGCAAGTGCTACCCAAGTTCCGTTTCCGTAGGCAGTACAAGTCCAAAAATCTGAAGTTGGAAGTGTAACGGTTGACCATGATTGGCCACCATCACTAGAACGTGCAAGATCGGTAGTAGTTCCGCCACCTCCTAGTGTTGCTAACATTGTATTATTATCTGGTCTGCCAGTTATATCTGTTACAACACCGGTATATGTAAAACTACCGCTGTTTGCCCATGTAGCGCCGCCGTCTGTACTGTAATCACCTGCACCTGCATCGTTCGCAACAAAAATGTTTCCATTTGCTATTGCAACAAATTTTCCATTTGACGTAGTAGCTGGATTCCAACCTTCACCGTCGTTACTAGTTACAACAGTACCTTCATTTGCTGTTGCTACATATATAGGTGAACTATTATAAGTTCCTGAAGCGCAATCTGTCCACGTATCTGAGCTTCCTAAACTTACTGTTCCTGTAGTGTAATTAGGAGGAGAAATATCTACTCGTGGCTCAATATAATATCTTGTTGTATCGTTTAGGCTTGCTTCTATCGGTCTTCCGGAAACATGTTCCCATCCTGGTTCACCATTTGATTCTTTTGCTACAGTTACAATCTTATTTGTTGTGTTAAGGCCTGTAATTCTTCCGTACTGTCCTGTACCTTTACCGTCATATATAAAAAGTCTTTGACCAATATATTTGTTTGGATCATCTTGATCATCTGCGCCACTAAGTGTAAGTGTCGTTGTTGTTCCTATTTGTGCTTTGTTTGCTAGGAATGTATAGTTACTACCACCAATAAAGTTAGAATCTTCTTCTGTAACAAATATTTCAGTAATTGCACCGTCTCTAATATCACTGTCCAATGTTGAAGCAAAACCTGTACCATTACCAGCAATGTTTAATGTTGCACTTGTATATGCTTCTCCTGCATTTGTATATGCAACTCCAAATACCTTATCTTTGTTTGTGTACGTAAATGCAATTTGTGCCTGTTTACTTCTGTTATCAACAGATCCTGTGATCGGTGTTTCATTTATATCATAACCTTCAGCAACACAACCATACTCTCCATATGAATTATTTCCGTTCAATGCACGAACTTTACCACCATCAGTTGAAAGGTAACCTATATGGCAATAGTACGTAAACACTGACACAAGTTCTGATTTACCTTCACCGTTAGCCCAATAACCAATACCATCACTTAAAATTTGTGTAAAGTCATTTGCAACTATTGACTTATTGCCTCCGTTGTGTAGATCACCATCTACTTTCATTCCTATACATCCTGTACCAAATGTTGTTACGTTTTGTACATAAGGAGATTTTGTTTCAATCCAAGCATAGTCTTGGCTTGGATCTCCTGCTGTAGGGTCTAATGAAACGTAAGCACCAGCTGACGGACGTCTAGTTAAATTGTCATTTGGATCTCCTAATGTTCCGTTTAAACCTTGTAATGTACAGTTTCTTAATCCACTACCGTTATGCATATAAAACATGTCACTAGTTTCATATCCATCTGCAGGCATAATTGTTGTGCTACGCAATTCGTCTCCAACTACTGCAACATCTTTTGGTATAACTATTGGAAGTATTTCTTTATATGCACCTGTTGCTACAAACACAGTAGCAGGTGTTCTTTCTAATAAATTACCTTGTAAATACTGTAGTGCATATTTGACTGTTTTAAAAGGAGTTGATTGGCTTCTGCCGTTTTCAGGAATATCTTCTCCCTGTCCAGCAACATACCAAACTTTGTTTATTTCTCCTAAATTAGCCCATTTTAATGTACTGTCTTCATCTACCTTAAGTACATTACCAGATGTTCCTATAGCTAGTCTCGAAGGACCAGCTGTGCTACCATCATCTCTAACGCTGTAAGTTCTTAAATCACCTTTGTAACGCAATACATTATTAGTTACACTAGTTTCATTTGCTCCAGCATAAACACTCCAATAATCTGGTCCTGGACTATTTTTTTGTAAATCAAATTTTGGTCTAGCTTCGATAATATTGCTATAGTGTTGTTTTTTACAAATATAAGAAATGCTTTCGTCCATAACTACATCGCCGGGGTAATATTGGAAAAAAGAACTATCTTCACTAGCAGAATCTTTCCATTCGCCTTTCCATGCAATCGCTGTAGTAATTAATCTCCAACTTGCAGTTGTGTCATTGTCTGGATCGCCCGGTTCTGTTTGTTCAACAGGTAGTATGTTTAAAAGTGCTTCGTATAAGTAGCCGCCTTTGCGTACAACATCACCAGGTTTATATTGAACTAAAATATCCCATTCACCTCTTAAATTGTAACCTCTAGTTATAATTTCCCAATCTGCTCCAACACCGTCTTGTTGGACATCAAATGCACTTGGATTTGAACCAATATTAATTGTTAATGCTATGTAAGAATACCCACCGTATGTTACTACATCTCCTGGTTGATAAACTTCATTGTCACTCCACACATTTTCATAACCTAAACCAGGTAACCAAATATCCCAATCGTCTGTGTCATCAAATGTATCAGTACCACTCATACCTCTTCTTGCTCTATACAAGTTTGATCCATATGTTACAATGTCATTTGTTTTATACCATTGTGAACCTGACCATGCTCCTTTGTATTCAATTCCTTCTGCAACTAATTCCCATTTTGCTACAGAAGAATCTAAACCTAAATCAGTTCCGATACCTTCTCGTATGTCGCTGTTACTTGTGTGACCAACAATACATCTGTATATGTTACCACCATATCTTACAATGTCATCTTTTACATATCTAGTGTTAACTGTCCATATATTTTTCCAATTATCACTTCTATTATAAATTGCCCATTTATCTATATCAAATTCTAAACCGTTGACTGCATCGTTACTTTGATGATCTTGTGTACAAGAATATAAACTGCCACCGTATTTTATTAAATCATTTTTCTTATAATATGTGTTTGCTGTCCATGTTACAAGATAATTAGGACCTTTTGAAAATATTTTCCATTTTTCTTGATCGAATTCTAAACCAAGTGCAATAGTAGCCTGGCTTGTATGGCTGTCAATACAAGTGTACACTATTCCTCTATATTTTGTAATATCATGTACTTTATAAAAAGTTTCAGGTTGCCATTCGCCCTTCCATTCATATCCATCTAGCATTTGTTCCCATTTAGGAGTAGCAACCCCTGCAACAAAATTATCTAGGTCGTCATTGAAATCTGCACTCGCTGTATGGTTAGCTAGTGCAACAAATACCTTACCACCATATTGCACAACATCATCTTTTCTATATACTGTGCCTGCGCTCCATGTACCTATCCAGTTAAAACGAAGTCTATCTATTCTAAATTCAGCCATTTTTTACATTCCTAATCATTATGTTAGTGTATTTATTTGTCCACCCATACCTGGATGGTTTACGCAATAATAATATAAAGTTGGTGCATTTACTGGAACAGTAAATTTCACATAACTTCCTTCAACTCCTGGCGTACCAAATACTTCTACTCCTGTTGTATACTGCACTCCACCATTGTGTGTACCATCTGCTGTTGTGCTTAATCTTAGAGGGTGTGTATTATTAGAAGCATCTGCTTGACCAAATGTGTATACTTGTCCTTCATATAAATTTAAAGTAGGAGTTAGTATACCATTAAAGAAGTATTTGTTTCCGCCTGAATTTGCAACAGTTACTTGATAATAGTTTTTATTATAGTTTGTTAAGCCGTCACTACTAATATCATTTGAATATGTATGTTTTGCATTTACACGTACAACAAATTCTCCATCGTCATTGATGTAATAATTAATATGTCTATTATCCCATCTAAATTGTTCATAATTTAAGTTTTCATATATTATTTCATGATTTTGATCTCTACCTTCGTAAAAATCTTGTCCTTGTTCAAAGTCTGGAAAATTATTACTAGGGTCACCTGGTTTGTTTACTTGTAAAGAAGCAGTTGCATCCATTTGATCAATTTTTGTAAAAAACAGTTCGCCTTGTTCTGTACGTCTAAGACCGTAAAAAAACCTTCCGTCTAAATTTCCTGTAATATAACCTGCTTCATTACCTGCATACTGTGACATAATTTACTCCTTACGTAATATCCACATAACTTATGATTGCATCAATCGAATCATCTTGATCAGACTGCACAAGTATTGAATATCCACTTGGTATAATAACCTTTTCACCACCTATCATTGCTTTGAAAGCTGTCTGGGGTGCTATCATAACATCTTTCACATAAAACGCTTCTACACTCGTATCGTCTCTAATTAATATACTTGCTTGAATAGCAAATTCTGAAGTGTTAGCTAAATTCAAACCAATAATTGTAGCATTTGTTCCTGGTGCGGCTTCAAACACTTCAATCTTTTGTGTGCCTACGTCTTTAATAATTTTTTGTCTAAAAAATGTTGCCATTATCTTATCCTAACACTAATACATATTCTAAAGCAATCGCTTCAGCATCGTTTCTACTAATACCACTAGCACTACCTGCGACACTTGTCCAGTTTGTACCATCAAAAATCTCAACTCTTTCATCAGCTGTATTGTACCTTAACATACCAGTTTCTGAATTAACAAAAGCAGGTCTGTTTAAGTTGTCTCCAACTGGTATAACAACACCTTTTGTTCCTGCAAACTTAAAGTATCCGTTTGCATTAGAGTCAAAAACCGTAACATTATCTGTTACTGTATTTAATATAGTTGAGTCTTTTATTTGGAAGTTATCGATGACAACACCGCCTGTACCGTTGCCCGATAACTGCAAATCACTATTAGTAGTTATCGTTTTTATGGTATTATCTTCGAACTCTAAATCATCTACAATAAGTTTAGTTGTACTAAATCTAGTTGCAGTAAGATCTGCTGTCAATACGCCTGCGTTGTAGAATCTAATTACATCATCATTTGCACCAGGAGTAAGTTCAGCTGTTATTTTTGTATCTCCGTCACTGTCTACAACACCTTCGTCTAAATTTACCCAATTTCCGTTGTAGCCTTCAAAATTATTTGTTTGATTGTTGTATCTAATCATACCAGTTTGCGGTGTTGCATTTCTTTGTGATGTGTCACCGTTTGGTAGTATAATACTATCTGTACTGTCTATTTCCAAAGTGCCACTTGCAGGACTAATAACCATTGTTCCTGTAGTCGACATAATATTGTTATTAAAACTGTAATCATCTATTACAATACTACCAGTTCCGTTTGCTCTTAATTCTAAATCACTGTTGCTTAGGGTAGTTGTAATAAAATTGTCATCAATTAACAAGTCCCCTGTGAAGAAACTGTTTGCTGTTACTCTACCTTGTGATTGCAATCCA